GTGGTGGCAACGTAACGCAGATTGTCCTCCTGCACTTTCTGCCAATCCATACGGGCCCACTTGATTGACTGCTCGCTGTCGAGCCAGAACACGCGGCGAGACTCCAGGCCTTTGGCCTTGTGGATCGTGCTCAGGACCACGGCATTCGCCTTGTCGCTGAACAGCTCATCGATGACGCGGTACAGCTCGTCTACCGTGCGATTGCTCTCAGGTAGACCAGAGATCAGGCACTTCAGTGAGCCTACCTTGTCCATGATGCGCTCCACCTTGGCTTCGTCCTTCTTCTCCATGGCCTTGGCTACTTCGCGGTCCTGGTACTCTTCCAGGCGAGTGACCAGCGCATCAATGCCTTGCGTGTCCATTTTCTTGATCAGGGCCTTGAGACCTTGGCCAATCTCTTTACCCTTGACGTGAACCGGAATGCGCTCCTTCAGTAGACTGTATGCCAGCTGAAGGATCGGCGCCGACTTGCGGCACACCACGAGATCAGATGGTTTAAACACCTTGTTGTCCCAGCGTCTCAGGTGCTCGACTTTGCCGGCGGGAGCATTGGGGGCGGGCTCGATGTGCTTAACCCAATTGCGGGCATGTTCGATCACCAGCAGCGGGCAGCGGTAGCTGACAGTCAGCGGTAAGCGAATGCAATTGAAGTCGCGCGTGATGTGGTTGAGCGAATCGCTGTCAGCTCCACGGAAGCCGAAGATGGCCTGATGTGGATCGCCGACAGCAATCAGACGGCCACCCTTGCGCAGAAGCTTACGCAGGATAGAGCGCTGGATCATGTTGGTGTCCTGCGCCTCGTCAACGAAGATGAAATCAAACTGCGGCAAGGCGATATCATCGCGGGCCGCGAAGTAGAGCAAGTCATCGAAGTCCACCATGTTCGACTGGTTGGACTCACGCAGGATCAGAGACGCCAGCTCGCAAAGCTTCTCGACTGTGGCGTCCTTGTGGTTAAGTTGCAGGTCGTGATGGTCAACGATGCCCATCCAGGTGGCCGGCGTGTCTGGCGTCAGGAACCCGACACCAGCTTGCTTACCGAGACCAACCAATCGAGCAGTAAGGGCGCCATACAGCTCCCATGTCTGCTGAGTGAAGTGCTCGTCAATCAGCTTATCGATTTTCTTGGGCTCGACAATCTTGACTTTGCGGGCCATCGTTACTGGCCGGAAGCACAGACCATGGAACGTCTTGGCGTACACGCCGCGCTTCTCTAGGTCCAGCTGGTTGGCCTTACCGAACGCCAGGAACACACTCGCGATTGAGCGAGGCAACAACGACATGGCGTGTACGATGGTGGTGGTCTTGCCTGATCCGGCAACGGCCTCGATCACTGCGTTGCCGTTGCCTTTGACAACGAAGTCGAACACCGCTTGCTGGTACTCGGACCAGACGCGAACGTTCTGGGAAACCGCGTGCGCTACGCTTGACATCTGTATCTCCGTCGCTCTCGTTAAAACGCGAGCGCAGCGTACACGAAAAAAAGCCCCCAGTCAAGGGGGCTGCGGTAGGGGCCGGGCCGATGAATTCAGGCGTTGCGCTCGAACCAAGCGTAATGAACTTGACCAAGTGCCCAGTCCGAAGTGACATTATGCTCAGCTCCCGTTGAGACTCCAAGATCAAGTCTTGTGTCTGACAGGATGTACGGTAGGGTTCTCCATCGGCCTCTGGCGCTGCGATACTGCAGATCACTACTATAGCCTGATTTCGGTTTTACTCTCACGGTTAGGACGTTCTTGAGAGATCTGGGCGCCTTGTTCGTGACGACTACCGTCCATATGCCGTCATCCACGTCGAAAAAGTCTCGCGTGAGCCAAAGGCAGAACATGACGGCGCGCTTGCTGTGTGGTCCTCTTGGTCCTTGGTCTCCCAACCATGCAACGGGACGACGGATGGTTACTTCTTTTGACTCTGACATTTTAATCTCCAGTGTGTGATTACAAACTGGCGAAGCATGCCACAAAAAGAAAGGGCCCACAAGGGGCCCTTAGTAACACGCAGATACTAAACTGTCAGCTGTAGATTTGATCGATGCTGTCGCGAGATATGCCGGCGTTGACCATGTAACGCTGCCAGAACAGATCGCGAGACCAGAACGCGGTGTGTTCGCTGACACCATAGGTCGCGGGATTGTGTGCCGGGTGCGGATTGATCACACTCTCGGGTTCGTCACGGGACTCAAGCTTGGCGTTGAGACGGCGGACGTTGAACAGGTTGATAGGTTCGCGGAGCATGGTTATCCCTCCCCTAGATAGCGCAGGATTTGAATTGCGTAATCCTGGGCGTTGTGCGCCTGACGTTCAAAGTGCGCGCGTATGCGATTGTGATTTGTAGTGGCATCAGTCGCGTATTGAACCGCCGCAGTTTGTAGCGCAAGAGCAATCTCACGCCACTGTGGTTCTGTGAATCGTGGTGTAGGTGCTTCCATATTAACCCTCCTCGGGATTGACTTCTGAGACCATCTCGCCGCCACACGCGCACGTCGGCGTGCCAACAGCGAGCCATTTGAGTGTCGTACGGACTACATAGCCACACTCAGAGCACATGACCTTGATCAGCCGAGATCCAGGTTTCGGCTTGTCAGAGATCAGCGATAGCGGGCTATGCGGGTACGCCGGCATACCCTTGAGCCATTCACCGATACGACCAAGCAAGGACTCCCCTGCCAGGGTAGCGGTCATCTTGCCCTCCAGGCCGGCAGCCTTCGCGATACGCTTAAACTCTCCCTTGTGACCATGCTCATTGTTGAGAGCGGCATGGATCAGCTCATGTACCAGCGTAGCAACGGCACCCTGGGGCCCATCGGCATCCAGGATAGGCGATATGAATACCTCACGGTGCGCGTCGCCAGAAGCCTCCTGCTTCCAGCATTGGCCTATAGCATGCTTGCCGCCGCGTGAGCCCTTGGGGAACCCAAGTGACACGCGCCACTTGTCGGGTGTTTGCGCCCCGACGTTGTTTAGATGCGGCCACAAATTGCGGCGCGCAATCTCATTCAGCCACTCTTCCCTATTCACGTTTCGACCCTCATCAGTACCGGCGATACCGGCAGACCGCCCGAAGGCGGTTTCGGGTTAATTGAATCGACCGCTCCAGGTGATACCCGCGTAGGACTTTGGATCAAATACGTTGCCGCGTATGAAGTTGAAGGCCGGGGTTTTCCATTCAGCAGACTTCAGGATGTCGCCGCGCTTCCAGTCCTTGCCGCGCGCGCTGTAGTCGCGCAACACGACAAAGCTATGGCTAGAGCGTTGGCTTCCAAAGTAGTAGACTATGCGTACCACGTTCTTACCGGAGGCATCCTGCATCCAGGCGTCGGCAGCAGTGGGCGCCGACTTGTAGCCACATTCGGCATGCCAAGCAACGTAGTTCGCGCGCAGATGCGCGCAATAGGCCGCAATAGCGGCTAGCAAATCTTGTTCCATGGTAATCTGGCCTCGTCAGTGCTGGCACATACCAGCAGACGCCCCGAAGGGCGTTTCGGCCTCAGCTAAGGTCGGCTTTGATGCGCTCCAGGTCGGCAAGGCCTAACAGGACGCGGGCGGACGGCGAATCCTCGGCGTAGCGATTGCGCCGAAGCTCAGTCTGAAGCTCCAGGTGCCGTATCGCGAGAGCAACGGAGACCCCGTACTCAACTTCGTCGGCCAGATCAACCGAGACCGCCGGCACAAACCCTTCACGGGTATGGACCTTGACAGCTGCCGCAGTCTCAAGCTCGACCGCATGTAGCTTCAGGTTCAAGTGCGATAGCAGGTAAGCCCGTACTGGCAATCCTGTGTGGACCTTACCCCGCTCATTGAACGCAGCGGCCTTGATTTGCTCTGCAGTCTGTCCCAATGGCGCAGCTGACGCTGCATCGTGTGACAAAGGGCGTACATCATCGACGTAATTAGACATGTGCTCTCTCCAGTTGTGCATAGACCAGTGGTGCAATCTCATGGATCTGCACAGTTACCGCCTCAGCGCGCAGACTGTACAGGTCATGGCTGTGACGACGTGAGGCGATCCTCATCGCGTCGTATTGGTCGCCAGCGTACAGCAGAATGCTGTGCCTGCTGCCGTCCAGGAACTCCATGAAAACCTTAAACATTGTGCTATCTCCATAGCCTTAAGCCTAGTGTCACTATACACGAATGGTGTTTAAACGCAATACCTAAGTGCAAAAGGACCGATGGTCCTGAGCGTTGATTGTTTCAATAGTGAAACAATAGTCGATATAAAGCCGGGGTTTTGTCTCAGTATGTATCACCAGTGAAACAATCAAATCTGTGACGCAGTTCCGATCCTAATTCGGTCTCTTATGGCCATAACCACTCACAACAGCCCGAATTGAGTAGCTATACCCATGTTTCTTCTGGGTATATATACCCAGAAGAATGACGTCTAGCTGTTATATGTCAGAAGCGCGGGCTCGTTTCTGACAGGAATGCGCTAAACTATTGAAAGCTCAAGGCGCAAATACAAATGGCCTCGCGTCTAAGCTGTCGGGGCACGAAAGGACAGCTGGGCTCGATCTAAAGCACATTGCGGCCCTTAATGCGCCATAGAAAGCGCGTCGCCGGCACAATGCGGGCATAAGGGGTAGCCAATTGTGGTCCCCTTCAATAATTCAGGCACTTAGCGCATGGCCAACACGTTTTCAGGCACATACACGCAGCTGGCTAATGACGACTACCTAGCGGAAGCGTTCGAGCGTATCCAGATACGTGGCGACCAGATCAACCCCGACCATATCCAGGCGGCGCAGCGCAGCGCTAACCTGATGCTGGCCTACTGGGCCGCTGACGGGTTTAAACAGTACGACATGCAGCTGGCCACGATCACGTTCAATCCGGGCGTGAGTCAGTATGCGCAGACGCTGTTCCCGGCCGGCACTCTGCAGATCTTCTCCAGCGTGATCCGGACCAATAACGCATTCGACGTGCCGATGGTCCGCATCAGTCGCTACGACTACGAGCAGATCCCATTCAAGGCTGACGTCGGCCGGCCTGACCGCTTCTTCTGGGATGGTCTCGGGAACACGCTAGGTCAGCGCCACATGCAGCTATGGCCGGTACCCAACCTGACGTACACCGCACGCGTGTGGTGCATCTGTCGCTCGCAGGACATCGGTACGCTCACCAATAGCCCCGACATCGGCTTTGAGTGGGTAGAGGCATTCACGGCCGGGCTGGCTGCCAGGATGGCGCAGAAGTTCCGTCCTGACCTATACACGGGTCTGAAGCAGGAAGCCGGCGGACCAGACATGCCGCCAAACGCACAGACGGGATACGCAGGCGGCGCGTACGTGATCGCAAAGCGTGGAGAGCGGGAGCGTGGACCATTGCGTCTGCGCGTTGACTGGCGCACCAAGGAGTCACCACGATAATGGACGACCTAGCGAAACACTTCTGTGAGGCACTGGCTCGCGACATCATGTCCCGTCAGTACACCGGACAACTCACTGCGCGGCGCATCGATGGCGAGTATCACGAGCGCATGGCGCTGGGCCGCAGACGGTTGACGCGCGGTGTACGCAGTCAGCTTGAGCAGCGGCCAAGCAAGCTTGAGCGCGTCATAGCCTCGGTGCGGCCATGAACACTCGCTGGTTCTACCTCGACGGCTTTGAAGCACACGAATTCACGCCGCTGCGCACGCCCATATTCATCACACCTGATCACTGGTGTGAGGCGAGGCCTCATCCTGATTTCGAGTACACCATCGATGGGAATGGGCAGAATTTGTTTGGTCGTGCTTCTTCTCACTCGTGATGATGACTATCACTGTGCTCATGACCATAGACCTTATCCACAGCTACAAGGAACGCAAATGACACTCGATGAGCAGATAGCAGTGATTGAAGCGGACTTGCGCGCCAAGCTCTACCGGCGTGACTGGCATGGCGTCATGGACTGCGCGGCCGACATTCGCGAGCTTGAGGCACAGAAGCGTGTCTTGGCAACCTTGCCAACAGTGCCAAGCGTGCCAAAGGAAGCCGGGCAGAAGTGGTCATTCGGCTCGCCGCTGAACTCGCTGCTGTATCAGCAGCTGTTCTGTAAGCAGCATCATGGCGTCATAGTCAAGGACGATGGCAGTCGCTGGTATTGTTCACGCGAGACTGGTCACGAAGGACCATGTGCAGCATGGCAGATATCGCACGAGGCTAACATATGAGCGCAGGCAACTACAGCAAAGCCTATTTCCTTGTCCTGTTGCGCAGTGTGGATATTCTCGCCGCGACGTGGATATGGCGCGACTACGACATCACGATCAGCTCCATGTGTGGGCTCGAACTGCGCAAGCGTTCGCTAGGTGAGCCGGCGAAGGCATGGATGTGCTTCTTGGGAGAGTGTTTAAACAAACTTCAGGCCAATCACTGCTATCTAGCGATTGCAGCTGACTACGCTCGTACGTCCCAGGCTCAAGCAATACTCACGGTCACAGCAAAATGATGCCTCGGTGGACGATGATGGTTAACTTGGAAACGCTATCGCCTCAAGTCCTTGGACTGACGGAGGCGTCGCGACCGTCAACGCTGCGCACTGTGTCGCCTAAGTCAGCGATGTACAAGCGTATGAAATGGATGCAGCAGTTGGCGAGCGGCATGGATGACGGCAGCGGAGACGAGGACGACAGCGATGCCTAAGAATATTGCCGCCTTCACGGCTGTCACGTACCCATATCAGCCATACCTCAGCATAAATCGCGAGGACGACGGCAGCGTGTCAATCCATGTGCGCGGCGAGCCCGATGCCAGCGGCAAGTGCGACGATGGCAAGACAGTAAAACTGTCGGCCGAACAATGGAGCGCCGTGGCGATGGACATCATCACGGAGTATTTGAATCATGCCTAAGTATCTCCGCCCCCGACGTCCTGACAGTCAGATCGGCATCTGCCAGCGCAGCGGCCAGAAGATGTACCGCAGTGACATGGTAGAGGACGGCATGGTCAAGGGATTGCTGGTGCATCCCGACTGGTGGGAGGAATACCATCCGCAGCTTTTGCCGCCTCCGATGCGCCCTGACGGCTTACCGAAGCGCAGGCCCGCGCCTGATGACACGTTCCCAATGCAGCCCGGTGTGCTCACTGGTACAGCCGGCGATGGCGGTATAGAGCTGACGTGGACGCCATTCGGATTGGCTGGATCGGGCTCGCAGATTGAAGCCTACAACGTTTGGCGTTCGACCAATAGCGGCGAGTCGTTCTCGCTGCTAGCGACTCTTCCGGTAACTCCAACGGTGATCATCACGACACCGCAGGCAGAATTCAAAGAACCGTTTGAGTACGAGCAACCGTTCGTAGATGCGACCGCACAAAATGGCTATCAGTACTACGTCCAGGGCGTGCAGATACATGGACAGAGCACCGTCAGTAACACCGTCACGGCATCGCTGGTAGCCACGACGTTCGACATCATCATAGGCGGTAACCTTGGCGAATTCTTTGGCTATGACAACACCAACCTTGGACCATTCGGCAGTATCACGACAGGCGGACTATCGCCTTATGGGACGATTGTCCAGGTGGTTGCGCAGGAAGGTGAAGACCTAGCTCCGCGCCTAATCATCAACAACACTGTGGCACCACCACAGAACGCCTTTACTACGTTTACGCTGATCGATACGAATGGCAGCCATATCGTAAGGTTATCGTCCTCGGCGCAGTACAGTGCGAATGGCGGGCAGGCTTCGTGGACTTGGTTTGGCGGATTGCCTGCCGGGACAATTGGCGGCACTTGGGTAATCAGCTTCGCATAGGAACGGGACATGTCAGAGATATACACATTCGGCTCACTCGCAGTAGCGCTGCAAGTATGGAGCGAAGACTTCTCGACTGACTTCGTCAACAACCTTGACGACATCATCCAGAAGGGCGAACAGCGTTGCCTGCGCGATCTAGATCTAGACAACCTTGACTTCCAGTCAACGACAACGGCCATCAGCCAGAGCACCGGGCTGGTAGCGAAGCCCGGTAACCTGATCCGCGAGCGCGACGTGGTCGTGCAAAATGCCACGCCGGCAGTGATAGCGATCCTGCGCAAGCGGTCATGGGGCTTCATCCAAGAGTACGGGCTGGGAGCGCCCGTGGCTGGTGTTCCGTTGTACTACGGCGAGAACGATCCGCTTAACTGGCTGGTTACACCGCTGCCTAGCGCTGCGTATACGCTCCTGGTGCGTGGCATCTATACCCCGCCGCTACTGGGCGACAACGATCAGACGAACTCTCCTGCGGCAACTGCGGCCTCACAGCACTGTACCGCGAACACTGCTCTAACTCTCACCGCATCGCCATACATACCGCCGGCCAACGCTGACGCAAGTCCAGGCGCAATCCAGGTGGCACTGACCAGTACTGGCAACATGTCGGCAAACACGTTCACGATTGTGGGTCTAGATACAGACGGTAACTCACTGACTGTCGCCATTGCCGGGCCCAATGCCGGCTTCGTGCAGACGACTGACTTCTTCTCACAGGTGAATAGCATCACGCCTAGCGTGACTGACGGCGTCAATCTAGTAACGGCTGGATACTACAGCCAGAACACCACATGGATGAGCACCCGCTATCCCGATCTACTGTTCGAGTCATGCCAGATAGACGCCTGCGAGTTTCTGAAGCGATTCTCGGCCCGAGCGGTCGCTCAAAACGAGTACAACGCTAAACTGGCCGACGTACAGACCCAAGTCCGCCTGCTCAAGCGCAGCGACTTGGATGACTTGTTCATACAGCGTCAGCTGGCGAATGGTCCGGGTAGCAATGCACCGTTGCCGCCGGCAGCGCCAGGGGCGCAGGCACCAGTACCGGGAGCGCAGTAATGGCGACAGTAGACGAGATCAAAACACTTGCCGCGAGTGAAGCGGCATCATCGGCTGTGATACTTGGCGGTCTTACCGCAGTTGTGTCAAAGCTACCTGTAGAGCTGAATAGCGAGCAACGCCGATTGATCCGCGCCGCGCGAGAGTCATACGCCGCGTACCACGATCAGATCAGTGAGCTTGTCACGAGGTTCTAATGCCGTCTGATCAATTCAGTACGCTGCTCCGCATCCTTGAGATGGCGGATGGCAACGATGACAATACATGGGGCGACAATACCAACACGAACCTGAATCTGTTGGAGCAGGCGATTGCCAAGCAGACCCAGCTGACTCTGTCCCAGTTCACCGGCAACCAGTACACGCTGACGACTCTAGATGGACAGGCGGACGACTCGCGTGCCATAGGCATTACACTGACGGGCGCACTTACAGCAAACGTTGAAATCATCTTCCCGAACATTGCGCGGCTGATGGTGTTCAACAACCAATGCACCAACAACCTTTCGGCCAGTAACCCCAACGGCTTTACCGTCACGCTGCAGACATCCAGCCCGAGCGCCACTGCCATAGTGACTGCCGGCGTACAGACAATCTTCTGCGATGCCGCTGAGAACATCTACCAAATTGATCCGCCTGCCGCGCGTCTCGCGGTACTGGATGAGTACGAGCAGTTCCAAGTCAACACGGCATGGAAGCCATTCGCTCTTACCTTCGGCAACACTATCAACATCGATCCGTCAGTAGCGCGCAAGTTCAGTCTGATCCTAACCGGCACGCCTACCAATCCGCTGACGTTCACTGCGGGTAACTCAACATCGCTACCAAATGGTCAGGCTGGACTGTTGGACGGCACTGAGTTTGACTTGCTTCTGGTTCAGGACGCTACCGGGTCGCGCACAGTGCAGTGGCCGACAAACGTGAAGTGGCCGAACGACGTCACGCCAACATTGACCGCTGTAGGCAATGGCGCAGATCTGATCACGATGAAGTGGTTCGCCGGCAGCGCCACATGGTTCGGTTCGATACAGCAGGGATACAACCCGAGCGGAACGGCCGGAACTCAGCACACGATCAACATCATCTACAATCAGGTGGATTGGCAGTTGGCTGGCCAGATTCCGGGCCTAACCGGCACACCTACCGTCAATATCAATGTCCTTCAGGGCATCATCGTTGAAGGATCAAGCATCAACCTGTCATCTCTCAATCTAGCGAATAGCGGGCTTCCTTCTGGCTCGATCATCAACCTATTCGTCAGCGGTAGCGTGGTCGGCAAAGGTGGAGACGGGGGAGACGGTGGTTACTTCATTGGCGATACCAATTTCGGTATAGGACTTGCTCCGCGTCCTGGTCAACATGGCGGCACTGCTATCATAGGTCCAGGCGCTGGGTACACGTTCAACCTGACGGTTCAGACCACGGGTAAAGTGCTTCCAGGCGGCGGTGGTGGTGGTGGCGGCGGCTGGACAGCTGCGGCTCCAGCTGCGGTCAATGCGGCCAGTGGTGGTGGCGGCGCGGGCGCTGGTGGCTTTGGAGGCAAGGGTGGAAAAGGCTATACGATTGGGCAATCTACGTTCGTTAGCTCCACGGACGGAGGCGACAGTGCTCCGGGACCAAATTCGACGCCAGGGTCAGGAGGCAATGGTGCGCAAAGCGGTACGGCGAGCGCTGGCTCAGGCGGCGCGGGCGGCGCGTTCGGCGCAGCAGGAACAGTCGGCACAAGTCCAACAGGCGACACCGTAACTCAGGCTGGCGCTACATTTGGCGCTGGCGGATGGTCAGTCAACAACAACAACGTCTCGTACACTCAAAACATACTGGGCGTCAAAGACGGTTCGGACTACGCTGGTAGCGGGACGCAAAACTATCCGTTCTGGTAAGCGCTATGCAGAACCAGCCGGAAGTCAGCCACGTCACAATCAAACCAGTTCCGGGAATGTTCACGGAACTCACAGCGCGCGGATCACTAGATCGGTGGGTATCTGGTCAGCTAGTTCGCTTCCATGACGGCCAGCCCCAGAAGATTGGCGGGTGGCAGAACACGCTGTTCACTGGCGGCCCGGTAATCGGCATCCCGCGCTCATCCCATATTTGGAACGACCTTAACGGCCAGGAATGGATCGCATTCGGCACTGGCGCAAAGCTATACCTGATAAGCCTGAATGTCCTCTATGACATCACACCACTACGCAGGCAAGTAGGGCTAGCAGGACCATTCGCTGCCAACGGTACGAATCTGTTGACAGTCACTGATCCATCACATGGCGCTCAGAACGGCGACTGGGTGCGGTTCACTACCACGGGCGTTGACAGTAATCCGATTCTTGGTCTGGTGTATTCGGCCAACAACAGTGTAGTCGCCAACACGCCGCTAACGTTGCGCGCTTCGCCGACAGTGTTCAGCAACACCATTGCCAGTGACTTCACGCTTGTATCGACCAGCAATCTGAGTGGTGTCAACTTCACCATCGTTGGCACTGATTGGCGCGGCAATCCTCAGGCTGTGACTATCGCAGGCCCCAACAACGGTTCTGTAATCACCAACAGCGAATGGGGCAGCATCATCAGCATTACGCCGAATGCTAGCAACTCTGGACAGGTGTCTGTAGGCGCTACGACGAATGGCCAGTTCATGGTGCAGAACTCGAATGCCCAGACGTATCAGATTGAGCTTCCTACTGGAGTAGCTGAGGGCACTGCCAATCTAGGCGGTACTGCGACAGCTCAGTACGACATCACCGCAGGACTTGACAACCAAGGTTTCTATTTCGGATGGGGAGCAGGCACATGGGGACTGGGAACATGGGGAACAGCCCGTACAGCGGCCAACGGATCTTTTTCGGATATGGTTCAGCCATTGCGGCTGTGGTCCTTAGACAACTGGGGGCAGGGATTGATAGCTGGAATCCGCAACGGCTCGACGTACTATTGGGATCGAAACACCGGCCCGAACGCGCGAGCGGTAGATATTTCGGTCAACCCTGAATTCCCGAACAATCCAGGGGCACCAGTGAACAGTCTATGGACGCTGGTGAGCAACACCAACCAGCAGCTGGTCACACTTGGAAGCTCTCATGACGGCATCAACGATGCGCTGTACATCGCGATCAGCGATATCGATGACTTTACCGACTTCACTCCGAGCGACACCAATAGCGCCTACACAGGACGCTTGAGCGCTGGATCCAAGATCGTCTCCGCAGTCAAGACTCGCACCGGCATCCTCGTTGAGACTGATACCGCTGCATTCCTACTGCAGCCTAATGCGTCAACTGTATTCGCCAGCCAGCAAATCGCAGATGAGACGACAATCTTGTCTCCGAATGCAGCGATAGACGTCAACGGCACTTGCTACATCATGGGACTTCGCAAGTGGTACGAGTATGACGGCGTGTACCGCGAGCTTCCTTCCGATGTCTGGTCACAGGTGTGGGGCAAGACGCCTGCCTATCCAGGCATCAACACTGCGATGTTCGACAAAGTATGGACGTGGCACAACGACCAGTGGCCTGAAGTATGGTGGTTCTACGTGTCTGCCGGCGGCACCGAGATAGACAGCTACGTCATCCTGAACTACAAGGACAAACACTGGAGCTTCGGCCAGCTAAGCCGTACCGGCGGCACCAAGAGCAGCACCTTTACTGGATTCCCGATGGCATTCGACACCACGGGCAACATGTACTCACACGAGAATGGCGTAGATGGACAGACATTCCAGGGCTCGACCATTCCGATTACGAGCTTCGTCACCAGCTACGATATCCAGACCGTGCAGCGCTCCCCGTATGGCGCAGTGACGCCGGGTCGCGGTCTTGCGTACAACGAAGGTGCCGAGCAGATCCACATCAGCGCGGTCATTCCAGACATCATCTATCAGACCGGGCAGATGACACTGACCATCAAGACTAAGCGCTATCCGCAAGGCGCATACGTCATCAAGGGTCCATACTCGATCAATCCAGCCCCGCAGGCGAGCGATCAGAATCAGTTCCTTAGCGTCCGCGCGCGCGGCAAGCTCGCAAACTTCACCTTTGGCAGCAGTGCGCTTGGCGCTGACTGGCGCATCGGCAACTTCACTTTTCTGACTCAGGACGACGGCGAGCGATAGCCGGCGGGGGATACTTCCGCCATGGGCGCTACGCAATCACTCAATCTGCTGTCGATACAGTTCCAGGCAACGGACATGGCCAACAATGGCCTAGGTCTGATAGCCAAGCTCAACCGTATCAATCAGGACATAGACCAGATAGCCGCTGCCGTAAATGCCAACGCAGCGGTAGCCGCAGAGGCGGCCGATAACGCGATTGACTTTGCGGACCCAACTGGCCTAGTTGGCATCGAGGCTGTTGACGGAACTGCTACGACTGCCATGCGTAGCGATGCGGCGCCACGCATCGATCAGAACATGCAGCCCAACTGGACTAACACGCATCTGTGGACGCAGGGCTCGCTAGGCACCAATCTACTCAACATAGTCACGTACCAAAACACCACGCTGGCAACCTCGACCACTCAGCAGTTCTCGCCGCGCATAGCTTTCATGGGACAGGGATGGACTGGCGCCGCGAGTCAGCAGCGCGGATTCTCTATGGGCGCGCGCCCCGTAGGTACTAATGATGTCCTGTGGGTGATCAGCGTGCAGGTTGGGGTGGGCCTGTTTCAGGACGTGTTCGCCATCAATTCGCAAGGCTTTATTACGCTCTCGACATGGCAGGGCAACACGATTGCTGCTCAGTATGGCGGTACTGGCAACAATGCATATGTGATCGGCGACCTTCTGTACGCAAGCGCAACTGCGGCACTGACCAGACTCGCGGCCCCAACTGATAATCAGCAGCGCGTCCTGACGTCACAAAGTGTCGGCGGACAGCCGCAACCGCCGGCATGGACTCCAACCAACTCGCTATTGATACCGGGCGCAAACATTGTGGGTCCGCCACCTACCCCGTTCTGGGTGGATGACGTCGAGGAGCCGATAGTAATTCCAGGGCCGCCGGGGCCATCTGGAGCGCAGGGCGCTCAGGGCCCTCCAGGACCGGCTGGCGAGGACGGAGCGGACGGCGATCCAGGGCCCCCAGGGGCAGCAGGCCCTGCCGGCGCGAACGGCGCCACGGGCCCCCAAGGGCCTCCTGGACAGCAGGGCGTCCAGGGTGAAGATGGTGATGAGGGTCCGCACGGCCCTCCAGGCGCAATAGGGCCTCAAGGTCCGCAGGGCATTCAGGGCGTCTCGGGGCCGGCGGGACCGGCTGGCGAGGATGGTACCGATGGCGACCAGGGCCCTCCAGGGTTACCCGGATCCACTGGCGCGACAGGGGCCACTGGTGCCGCAGGACCACAAGGCCCTCCAGGGCCGGCGGGTGAGGATGGGGCAGACGGTGAGCCGGGCCCGCCGGGATCCAATGGTGCTACTGGAGCGGCTGGAGTACCGGGAGCTGCAGGGCCTCCGGGAATACAAGGCGAGGACGGCGAGGATACGACAAGTGCATACCCTCCAGGACTGACCTATGGAGCGGGGCCGCCGCAGTTCGTACTGACATCTTCCGGTCCAGGAAGCACCCCGACATGGCAGTTCAGGCAGGATAGCTTTTTCACGGGTTATGGCGGTGGAGCATAAATGGCTAACGCAAATGCACCGATGTTCATTCAAGTCATCCAGACATGGGCATTTCAGCTTGTCAATGGCACGGGCACCACAATCACAACTGTGGCTACCGCCGGCAATCAAGGCTCAAAGGTCGAAGACATCAACATCAGCAATAACGACAGTACCACTGCCTACACGCTTTCCATATGGATCAATGACGGTACCACCAGTCATCTGTGGACCACTCTGACCATTCCTATCAGCGCTGGCGCGGCAGTGGGAACTCCCCCGGTGTCAGTGTTCAAGAGCACACAATGTCCAGGTATACCGCTCGACTCGAACGGTAATCCGTACATCTACTTGAAGGCAGGATACAAGTTGCAGGTATCTGTGAGCGTGGCCGTGACATCCGGCAAAGCCGTGGACGTGGTTGCGACTGGCGGCGACTTCTAATGAGCGATGTAGGTGCTAACCCAAAACCTGCTGGCGTGGCAAGCATTGGGTACAAGCTTGGTGCCAGCCCTGTCAACAATGTTGAGCTGGTATCAAGTCCAGGAGTGGCAACCACATTCTTGCGTAGCGATGTCACGCTTGCACTAGACCAGAGTATCAGCCCGACGATGACTGGCAACTGGACGTTTACGCCCGGTAGCGGCGTAGCAATAGTTGTTAACGAGGTAGTAGGTTCGGACGGCGTACAAATATTTGCAGGCAGCGGTAGCGCGACAGATAGATCGCTAAACGTCGTCTTTAGCGGACACTACAATCTATTGAACGTTTTTAACGACGGCCACGGCCTACTAGGCTTCAATGGCAGTGCCAACACTATAACTTGGGCAGCTACCGGAGCTGTCGCAATCGCATCACCACCTACAGCTGTTACCGCGCTTACGATCAATGGCGCTTCTAGCGCTACCATAGCGTTACTGAACGGCGCTAATGCTGCTGGCGGGATAGTGACCTTCCAGACTGCTGGGGTCTCATACGCCGATATAGGTACGGGAGTAGCGATTGCTGCTGGCGCTCCCGCATCAGTCTTTGCGATTTCTGCGCGTGCTGGCAACACCCTGTACCTTTGCGTAGACGGTGGTAATCCAGCGATTCAAATCGCACAGGCTGGAAACATAACGGTAGTAGCGCCTAGTAGCGGCACGGCAGTTGCTATCAGCGCCAACGATAATACTTCGGCGATGCTCTTTAACGAAGCGTCAGCTACAGATGGATACTACATAGGCTTTGAGCAGGTAGGTTCACTTAAAGGCTTGATAGGCGTTGGTCCTATATGCATCACAGGTGCTACTGTAGCATCAACTAATTTAGTAGCCGGTATAGCTTCAGCGTCAGATTTCCTTAACTTCAGCGCCAACGGCGGCAGTAGCATACAGATGCAGCTTGCTCCTGCTGGCCTTACTATCAATACCACCGCCAGCAATAACCAAGGTTTAAGTATCTTGGGTAATTTTGCTTCAGCTCCTGTGGGGTTTAAAGTTGTAAACTCGGCTACCGGCGCAAGTACAGCTGCAACAGGCGTCTTCGACATGGGTGACGGGATAAACTTCCTGACCCTGCAATTCCAGAACGCCGGCAACACCGCTAACCCGGAGACAGGTGGCCCAACCGGGCTTTCGGGGTTGATAGGTACGAACTTCAACGGCCCGCTAAGCCTATTCACGAACGGCGTTGAGCAGATGAGAATTCTTGGGGGTGGTGGCGTTGTTCACAACTCCATAAGTGGTGTCACTAGTCTTCAGGTTAATGGAGGCCTAGCGCGTCCCGTGACTGCTACGAAAACAGCAAACTATACGATGCTGGTTTCTGATACATATCTGATCTTCAACGGCTCTGCTTCGATCACGTTGACACTACTATCTGCTTCTAGTTTTCCAGGTCGAGAAGTTCTTGTAAAAACCATAGCAGCAGAAACAGTTGTTAGCGCCTCATCGAATGTTCGTCCTATCAGTTCTGCAACAGCTGGAACTGCCATTCTTGCGGCAACGGCCGGCGCGTGGGCGCTGCTGGTCTCGGATGGAACTGATTGGGTTATAATGGCCAATGGAACCTAACAGGAAGCGAACATGAAATACGACTTCAACGTCACACTCAAGAATCTTTCCGGCAAGTACATAACCCAGCAGCAGGATGGATCTGTGCTTACCGCCTGGGACGCAATCGTTCAAGCTCTCAGCGTTGCTGAGCAGGGCGCGTCGGTTGACAAGAAGTTCAAATCATATCGCATAGCACTCAAGGTGTACGAGGCCAGCGAGAAGAATGAGCTTGTCGAGCTGACCATCGAAGAAACGAAGCAGATCAAGGATGCTGTCGCCGCAGGCTGGCCGCCCGTAGTCATGGGCCGGATCTTTGATCTAATCGAAAATACCGCCCCCGAATCGAAGTCGTAACACCCTGTGCTTGTAGTATCCCGGTTACTAGCCGGGGTACTACATGGCCGCGAACAAACGTCTTAACATTGAACCAGTTGCGCTGACCACGTCAGCAGCCAACCTCCTGAACACAGCGATCACTTCGCTTTCTGGTCCGATTGGGTATACCCAGACCCAGCCGTACCTTCTAGTACGGCACATTCGCGCGGTCAACAAGTCGGGCTCAGCCGCGACCGTGAGCACTTACAAGGGTGCCACAGGCGGTAGCGCAGCCGGTACCGAGTATGCCTTCAACGCGGTTTCCGTGCCGGCGAACAGCTATGTGGACTGGTACGGTGAAATGCGACTCGACTCTGGTGACTTCTTCACCGGACTGGCGAGCGCCAATACCGCGATCACGCTCAATTTCGACAACGCCGAGATCGGCATCGCGTAGTTTGAAATTTGCGCCCTCGTCGTAGCCAGACTACGATTACAATCACATAATCAAACATTCCCGCGCCCGTTAGGGTCAGGAGCTGGTTATGCCAAAGATCGTCATCCGTCAAGCCAATGTACTTGACTACGTCAAGATACTACGACTGATCGTAGAAGCCAAAGACCCGCCGGGCATCCGCGCGGGCGCGCTTGACCCGACCAAGCTTCAGCAATTCCTGCTTACCATCACACAGCCTACCGCCAACTATGGCTACACAGCCGTAGCAGATCTGGGCGGCAACATCGTAGGTGTAATGGGATGCTCAGCATGGCTACCGCCATGGTCGCGGGCCCAGGTTCTCAATCTGGAGTTTTTCTACGTGCAACCGATGCACCGCAAGGGTGGTGTACCGCGAGCACTACTGGTCAACGTACAACGAGAAGCCCGCCGGGCCGGGGTCGAGCTGCGACTACAATTAAGCGCGCGCGACGTCGAGTCTATAGGCGAGCCCACACTGAAGACATCAGGATTTAGAGACGCAGGCCGCGTGTTCCTGATGGGAGGCAAAGATGCTGGACTTCCTGATACTGGCAGCACCCCGAAGCGGGACAACGTGGATGTCGAACTTTCTGACGACGAACCAGAGTTTTTGCCTCCACGACCCGACAGAGACGATGTCCCCGAAGGAGATGGACCTCCTGAAGTCGTGCCACCAGAAGAGGCTACTCGGGATTAGCGATACCGCTGCGGCGTATTCGTTCCCAGACTGGGCGCGCGAGCATCCTGGGCGAAAGGTAGTCATCCACCGCAGCTTCCGTCATATAAACGAATCTCTGGCGGCGATTGGATTCGAGCCTATAAATAAGGGGTTATGGGATGAGTCATTGTGGGCCATTAGAGGCGACAACGTCATTCACGTCAGCTATCACGACATCTTCCTTCCCGGTCGCAAAACTGTATGCCAGATATGGGAACATATATTTGGATGTTTAAACGACTTTGATCGCGACCGCTTTGACCTTCTACGAAAGATGCACATTCAACCTGAATTCTCACTGGTACAGTGGTCTCCAGAGGTTGGCCGACGTCTCACGAAACAGGTGCGCGGCGAATGATTCACATCTACCGTCCGGGAAAGCCGCAACGAATGAAGCCTCTTGTAAGCGGGTTGGATGTTTTCTCTGTGACCGAGCAGATAGACTCATGCGAAGACTTATGGAATGAGATCGGTTTCCGTAACCTAATGCCCGGTAGTCCGCACCGCGATGCCGATGATATCTGGTTCCGCGCCCGACATATTGAGGACTTCAACCCGGATGCTCCGCTTACAGAATTCCTTAGTGAGCATGTTCCGGTTTGGTATCCATCAGTGAAACGTTGTCCTGACGTGATCGCGTGGGCTAACTTCTTTCGTCATGAGTATTTCAACGGTGGTGAAGTAGGAACGGTCCTGGCTACTCGCATACCCGCCGGCAAAGAAGTGTTCTGGCATATCGATGGTGGCTGGAACCAGAAGTACTACGATACCAAAGTGGCACTTATGCTGAAAAGCAATAAGGATCAAGCGTATATGTTCGAGAGGGAGGCCATGGTTGCCGAACCCGGCGAAGCCTTCTGCTTCTGGAACGAATACCCGCATCGCGTCGTGAACGCGAGCGACGATGATAGACTCAGCCTGATTTTCTCAATAAGAACAAGAGCAGAACAATGCCGGTCGGAGTTGCGGGTGGATTAGCGATTGCTGGGGCTGCTGCTGGCGCCTACGGTTCATACGCTTCTAACAAAGCCAATAAGGCGGCTGCAGCCGCCAACAACCTGCCATACCAGGAACTCATAGGGCAGGCGCAGGGAGTTGCTGAACAGCCCTTCCAGGCTTACAACGGCCCTCTTACTTCAGGCCCTACGGCCAACGAGAACAACGCTGCAAGTCTCGCTGGCGTTCGCGCATCCCAGGCTACGCAAGCATTCAATCAGGCCGCAACACCATTCAACGAGGGCGCGCTCGACCAGTACGAAAGTCCGTTCACGAACGAAGTCGTCAATCAGGGATTGAAGGATCTCAACGAGAACTTTAACACCCAGAACGAAGCCGCGATCCGCAAGCAGAACATGACCGATGCTTTCGGGTATGGACGAACCGCTGCCAACCTGCAGCCGGCGTTCAATGCGTATCAGCGCGAGGCTGGGGACTTCATAGCCAATCAGCGCGACGCGGCGTACAAGTCCGCCCTAAGTGAATTCAATCAGCAAGGGGCCTTCCAGAAGGGTCTCGGTGAGGCCGAGGGTAACGCTGCAGACAATGGCGTAGGTGCTCTCGAAAGCACCGGCAAAGACATTCGAGAGGCCAACACCGCTCAGGATCAGGCTCAGTATGGTGAATTCCTGCGTGGTCAGAACTGGTCTAGACAGCAGATTCAGCCATACATTCAAGCTGTTACAGGCGCAGCGCCGCACATACAGCAGCCCACACAGAGCAACGTTCTAACATCTGCCATCGGCGGTGCATTAGCCGGATATGGTTTAGGAAGCGGCTTTAGTGGGGGTAACAATATTGGATCCGAGGCCAGCGCGCTCACCAACAATGTGACAGATCCGGCGCTTGAGAATTACACAACCGGCGCTCTCTCCGGTGCCGAAAAAAACCTCGAAGACGCAGGCGCTGGAGCACTTCAGGACGTCGCAGGAACAGGACCACAATAATGGCTGGCATGACAGACAGTATGCAAGCTGATGACGCCTTATCCGGCGACCTAATGCAGCAGCCATCATTCGCCGCTAAGGGGGCGTTTGGAGGTAGCCTGATTGCTCCTCAGCATCCGGGAGCAGACGATAGCTCTTACTCAGGTCAATATGGGTCTCTGCTTCGGGCGTATGACCAGAAACTTGCCAGCGAAAAAGACGCGGCACTGGCCGCTGATCAAGCAGCTCAGCAAAAGCAGCAAGCTGCCCAAACTGCCGCACAAAGACACTCGTTGGTGATGACCGAACAACAGCGAAGAATTCAGTCCGCCAATGCGGCAGGCCAAGGAGCATTGTCGTCATCTGATACCTCGCGCCCACAAGGGGCATTACCCGGCAATCAACCGCCGATGTCATTGCAGCAGTACCTGGATAGTCACGATGACGACACCTTCAATCAAGCGATGAAGGAAGTCGAGTCGCGCCATGGCCAGCATCCGGCAGACATCTACGACAAGATGATAGCAGACAAATTCATCTCGCCGGCAGACAAAGAATTGACGTCGCGGCAAAAGGCCGAGGCATTCACGCACATTGGCCTAGAGCTGCTGAAGCACTCTACTCACAAGGCTGGGCAGGAAGACTTGCCCGGCGCATTTGGCGCTGCCGCCGAAGCCGGCGAGCAGTCTATTGAGAAGTCCCGCCAGCAGGTCGCGGAACAAGCTCATCAAGAATACCTGCGAGAACAGGGCCTGACTCTGGACAAGGCCAAGGATGCAGCTGCCAACGAGAAGGATGAGCGCTCAGAGATTCGCCAGCAGGCGAATGATCGCTCGCGCAATGCCGAAGACTGGCGCAAGATCCAGTTCCAGCAAGGTCAAGAGAACGCGCGCGAACAGCAGCGCATAGCGGCCGAAGATCGCAAGACCAAGTCCGAGAAAGAGGGCAAGGCCGGCGAGAAAAATGCCCAGACTATGATCGATTCCAATGGTTACCAGCTTGAACGCGATGCAAAGACGAACCGTTGGAAACCATCCCTCGATGCCGATGGCAACAAGATCAAGCCGGAGAAAGCTCAGGAATTCGACACGAAGCAGTCAGATCAATGGCAAAAGGCTCGCACGAGCTATATTGAGAACGCCAAGAAGGACTACACAAAGTGGCATGATCCAAAGACCGGTGCCGCTCTGAGCGACGACGATATAGGCGCCCAGTGGGAGAAGGACAACCCGAAACCGGGGCAGCGCGGCGGCAAGACGGTAGACTTCTCAACCTGGAAGTAGTTTGGAAGTGGTCTGATGGACGTCAACCTGCCTGACGGCACCACCGTTAAGGGTGTGCCTGATGACATGACTCGGGATCAGTTTGTGCAGAAGGCGAAAGCTAATGGCATGAACATCCCTGATGAATGGCTTGGCGCTTCACAGGTACACGCTCAACCCACGCAATCTCCGGCCGCTCCTCCGGCCCAAACGTCCAATGAACCAAGCATGGACGAAATCAACCGCCGACACCTTACCAGACAGGGCGATCAGTGGATAGATCCGACCGCGCCGCGCGATAGAACCAAGGATCCTAACAGCGAATTTGAGAACGTCGTAACCCGCGCCGGTAGCACTCTAGTTGGCATGGCGAAGGATCTGCCAAACGCTGCTGCCGCGTTGACCGATCCTGAGGCTTTGCTTCGCGGGTCCAATAAGCTCGCCGGCATAATGGGTATGGGAACAGATCCGTTTGGCGCAACTGCCCGCGCCATGAAGGCCAAGGGTATCGACTATGACCCGGTTCCGGAATGGGCCAAGCATGGCAAGGGTCTCAGCAATGCGATCATGAACAGCTCCCATGCCTATCAGGATTTCATGGGTGGAGTACAGGACAGGGTAGAGTCGGCGCTTACCCCTTCATTTCGCGATGCTGCCAATAAGCCAATGATGGAGGGCCTGAGAGACCCTGAATGGTATCTGAATGGTCTCGGAACGGCTGCAGCCTATGCGCTCCCGAGTATAGGTCCAATAGCAACGGCATCCAGACTTGGATATGCCACTCGCATGGCATCGCTCGCCGGGCGTACAGACATGGAGATGGCACAAAAGGTTGCCTCATCCATTGCCGCCGGCCAGAAAGCCGGGGCGGCTGTTGGTGGTGTGACCAATGCCGCAATCATGGGTGGTCAGACTGGGCAAGAAGTCCGTGACGCGCTGGGCAAGCTAGACGAAGCTACCCTGATGAACTACCCCGAGTACCGCAAGGCCCGCGAGCAAGGCAAAAGCGATGTCGAGGCTCGCCAGGAATTCATCTCCAATCGCGCTAATGAGGCCACCCTGCTGTCCGGACTCGCTGCCGAGCTTCCCACCCAGGCTCTAAACAAGTTCATCGCTCATGCCGCCGTAGGCCATGCCATAGCGCGTACGACTGCCGGCGCGGCCCTCAAGGGAACCATCGAGGGCGGGGTAGCTGGTGCCCTGGGGATGACCGGAATGGGCACCGTGGAGCGCGCCGAAGAGGACAAGAACAAGGACTTCTATGGTGCGCTGAAGCAAGCGACCAAGGACGATTCCCTATCCGGAGCCCTATTCGGGGCTGTGATAGGTGGTGGTTTGGCCGGCGGAGCGCATGGTCGCATACCGACCACGCAGGCAGAAGATCTAGCCAGGGGGGCTGAAAAGGCCAAAACCGCATCCGATGTCCAGAAGGCAATGCAGTCTAAAGCCGACGCAGAGGCCGCTGAAGCGGCCGAGAAGCGCCAGAAGGCTGGGACAGCGTCTGACCAGGACAGCGGCGCAGCGGGCCGCGCAGAGGCCAAGGCAGAGCGTATAAGCGCCGAGCAGGCACAGGAGAACCACGAGACGCTAGTCCGTGCTCAGCAAGACTTCATAGCGGCCCATGAGCGAGTGAAAGCAATTGAGGCCCATGTTGCCGATCCTTCGGTGCCGGTCAACTACAATGAGCTTGAACGTGCCCGTAACGAGCGGGCAAAGGCGTATGACGATTTCGCTGAGGCTGCCGATTCCGCTGGCATCCTGACAGCAAGGAAACAAAGCGGGCAGGTACAGAACAATGTCGGGCAAGCAAGCGAAAGATCTAACGAAGGAACCGTTCGACGGGCCGATCAGCGCGGAGACGGGAGCGGACGTGAGCGGAGTGTCGAACTCGAAGGGCCCAAGCTCGATGGGTCGAGCGCAGACGCGGCGTCATCCGGGAATGAGCGGGTCGGGCGGGAAGTCGAACCGCTGGCAGGGTCAGGTCGGGGCGCGACCGGAGTCGAACCCGGAGACGGACGGATATCTGGACGTCGGAATCAAGGATCGGAACATCCGCAGCCGCTAGAAGAGGTAGGCCCTCTTCCAGGCACTGAGGAACAGAAGCGCGGGCGCGTCCTCGACAATGTCGAGGAAACGAAGCTTGGCGGCCCCATGCCGCCACTTGAAGAAACCAAAAAGGCTCAAGAGACGCATGCCGGCGAGGCAAATGAGCCATCCGCCGCTTCTGAGCGTGACAAGGTCCAGAAGGCACTAGCCGAGCGTCAAGTCTCGAACAAGCAGTACGCCTCCAACTACGCCGATATCCCTGAAAGCAACCGGGCGCTAACCCCTGATCAGAAGCGGGTCGAAGACCGCATGAAGGCCATAGTGGCTGACGTGCCGGCAGCGGAGCAGGCATACTCACAGGTCGCCGGCACCGAGGGCGGCCGGATCATCAATACCGATCTAGCGCGCAAACTCAGCCCTGATTACGACAAGGACAATCAGTCTCGCGCGCTGCACTCAAATAGCGTTCAGGAACCATCTTCGTGGCTTGCTGACAAGCTGTATTTCCGTCGCCTAGCTGAACCACCCGGCGAGTCAAAGACGGTCCTAGCCACTGCTGGCGGTTCTGATTCGGGAAAGTCAATTTCACTGTCCAGTAAAGATGCCAAAAAGGCAGATATCGTTTACGACGGTAACATGAACAATCTACCGAAGACCCGGCGCCGCATAAAGGCGGCCCTGGATAGCGGTCGAGATTTTCATATCCAATTCACCTTCCGCGATCCTATCGCGGCCTGGAAAGAAGGTGTGTTGCCGCGTGCAATGAAATTTGGGCGTACAGTGCCGGCGGAAGCGCATGCTGACACGCATAATGGCAGCTTCAAGACTGTGATGGCGCTTGCCAAGCAGTACGCAAATGATCCTCGCGTCAAGATCAGTGTAGTGGACGTTGACGACGCCAGCGTGAAGACGCTGCAGGATGTGGCCAAGAAACGGTACCACATAACACCGGATGAACTCCGAAAGATAGCGATTGAGGAATACAAGAATGGGCGAATCACAGATACGGTCCTCAGAGGGGTCGCCGGCCCAGGTGCTGAAAGACTGGCTCGTAGCGGAAAAGATAATGGACGAGTATCCGGAAAGCCAGTGGGAGAAGCAGGTAAAAGAGCAGGTTCCGCTGGCGAAGCAGGAAAGGGCAATGGAAGAGATTCGTCAGGAGAAGGCGGAGATCGAGCAAAGTCACAAGAAGAAGCTCGACTGGGAGAAGGTGTACCCGGACAGGTACAAGTAGAACCACTCAAGGGGATGCCGACATCAGTCGATGTCCCCGGCAAAGGCAAGATAGCCTTTGGACCAGAGACACGCGCACAGGCTGCTGCAGCTGACTATGCTAAGCGCGCCGGCATCAAGTACGACCCTCCGCGCGACTACAAGAAAGTCAACGTCGATACCGCCAAGCAGATCGCTAAAGCATACGACGAGATGAAGAATGATCCGACTGATCCAAAGGTCAAGGCATCATACGATGCCCTTATCAAGGAGACACTGGATCAGTTCCAGTCAATCAAGGCCACCGGTCTCAAGATTGAATTCATCGAACCTGGGCAGAAGGATCCATACGCTGCGAGCCCGCGTCTTGCGATTATGGATGCCCGCGATAACAATCATCTATGGGTGTATCCGACAGAGTCAGGCTTTGGCGGAAACGTAGTCAACATAGGTCTTAAAGTCGGAGAAAACGACAAAATCACTCGTGGCGAGGCTGAGGCTGCACTTCGTGCAAAAGGGGTGGACATAGTCTCCTCTAACGTTCACGAGTCTAACACTGAACCTACGCTGGTTGCGCGTCTCTCGCGACCACTCACTACCAGCGAGGCTCATGATGTCAGTACCAAGCTTAAACAGGAAAGTATCGCTCAACTTGTAGGCCAAAAGGGCGAGTTGCATGGCCCTAATGCCGAGCAATGGAGGCCATTCAATCCTGACTACTTCCTGACCGAGAGCGGAGATGTGCTGTCCAAGGTTCAGCAGAATCCGATGCTTCGCGAGACGGATGAACTGATCGGGGGGCGCCGGCTGCTCGCAAATGACGTTTTCCGGATCGTGCATGATTACTTCGGCCACATCAAGGAAGGAATTGGGTTCCGAGCCGATGGCGAAGAGAATGCGTGGCGACAACATGCTGCTATGTACTCCGATCTAGCGCGCGGCGCGATGACCACTGAAACGCGCGGACAGAACTCTTGGTTGAACTATGGTCCTCACGGCGAAAATAATCGCACCGCGAAGGCATCAGAGACCATCTATGCCGAACAGAAAGCCGGCCTCCTCCCTGACAGATTCACTGTAGATAGCCCAGAGCCTATCAAGACTGGGGAGAGCGTCGCTGAGGTATTGCCAGTGTTTCGCGTGGGGTCTGAAGGGACCGAGCGTGAACGCCAGCTCATCTGGGGTGGCAATCCAAAAGATATCCCCTACGCGAATGAAAAAGACCGTTCTGTCATTGCCGGTGGCGGTATCGATGCCAAAACCAGCGAGGCCATCAAGAGTCACATTCGACAAGAATTTGGGTTTGATGTCCAGATCGTTAACCATCCTGAAGATGTCCCTTACATTGATCGTTGGGCCGCAGAGAATCTACCAATATCTGCAGTATTCACCGACAACGTAGACGGTGGAACCGTCCACTTAATCGCCGGCAACCTGGGCAGCTTCGAGCACGGAGTTACCGCAGCTACCCATGAACTAGTTGGTCACTACGGTACCCGCGCCGTTCTTGGCGGCCGAGGCAGTGACAACTATAACATCATGATGGATGCCATCACAAGGGCATTCCCTGGTCGCGTTCGCGAGATGGCCATCAAGAACGGCATCAGCATGTCTCACCCTGACAAGTCTATACGAGAGATGCGCCGCCGAAGCGCCGCCGAAGAACTGGTTGCATACGCTGCCGAGAAGTCAATCGATGGCAAGCGCTTGCGTCCCGGCATGTTCCAGCAGATCGTCGATATGTTCCGGAGCTTTCTGCGCAACATCGGCGTTCTGAAGACCGCCAACGAATCAGATATCGCGAGTTTGATTGATCGCAGTGCCGATTACGTACGCCGGGGCGGTGCGGAAAGAATGCGGACCCGCGACCAGATCTCTCTTGATATAAGCGGCCAGCCGCGCGAATACGCCTTCCAGACGAACGACAAGACCAGTTACCGCGTCAACCTTCCATCTGTAGAGCACTCATTCGATGAGACCGGGGAACACCGGCTATCGACTTCTGCCGGCGAGATGCTGGCGCAGGAGAGCGGGAAATACCTGAATGTGAAGCGCTCAGATGTCGAGAGCGCGGCACGCGGGCAAGGCCACGGCGTGGCGATGCTTGAGAAAGCGGCTAGCGTTGCCTTTGAGCGCGGACTTAAGCTTGGATCGGACATAAGCGTATCACCGTCTGCGGCTCGCCTTTACGATGCTCTTGAGAGACGTGGCTACGAGGTTACCCGCAATCCCGCAGACATCAGCGAGACTACCGGAAACTACGTGAGCCGCGATCATCGTGTACCGGTGTTCGAGGTAGCGCCACAGCAGAGCTACAAGGTAGGCAGGGAGAAGACGGCGCGCGATATCCTGGGCGAGGTAGCAAGTCATCTTACCAAGGAAGAAAAGGCCAAGCTCACGCGAGTATCGGCTGAAAAGGTACTTGATGTATTCAAAAACCTGCCAGATGCCAAGGAGTTTGCTTCCGCTGCGCTTGCTGGCAAAGCTAAGCGCGGCTGGTATCGAGAGAGCGCCAAAGCCATAGCCAACGTATTCGGTCCAGATGGACCGCGCTTTACCGCCTTACTATCAGCCATGAGTCCGCGGGTTAGCGTCGAGATGAACCTGCACAATGCCTTGCATACCTTCATCAACTGGGACAAGGCCGGACGTCCTCAGAAGCGCGGCGAGATCGTCAAGATAATGGGCGACTCAGTGTTGGGTGACCAGGGGAAGAACAGCGTTCTAGGCGCTTGGATACCAAACGCAGTTCGCGCACTTACTCACGCCGAGCCAGAGAACCTTAACCTTAGCGGGCCAAAGGTCAATTCCTTCATGCGTAACCTACAGGGACACGTTCACGAAGTGACTCTGGATGCCTGGATGGCAAACTTCGCCAAGATAGATCAACGACTATTCGCCGGTAGTTTGAAAGCTAACGGCGTGGATCCTGGCAAGCGCCCAGGGTACCTTGGTTACTCCGCCCGCGTGCGCGAAGCCGCCAAGATGGTATCCAGGATAACTGGTGAGAAGTGGACGCCGGCCGAGATCCAGGAGACAATATGGTCATGGGCCAAGACAGCATACGAAACTGCAGACTCATACGGCGGCTTAGGAAGCGTGCCGGAGCTTGTGCGCAACAAGGAAATTACCGATGAACTCATCCGAAGCACTCCAGACTTTAAGACCCTCTTCCACTCCGAAGCCTACGAGCCAGTCCTCCGTGGGGCGGGATACGGTGACCGCCTTGACGAACTACGCGCAGCGAACGAAGCAGACGAGCAACGAGCTGCAAGCAAAGCGGAGCCGCCTGTTAGCCGCGCTCTCCAAAAGCACCTTGAAGCAGCCGCAGAGCGGCTAGAGTCTCTTCGTCAGGAAGTCAACGAGTCGCGCATCTCGACTCGACGCGCGCGCCAAACAGAGCGCCGACGCAATCCAAATCAGCAGCAAATGTTCAGCGTGTCAAAACCTGACTCGCCGGAACAGGCCGCGTTTCTTGCAAAGATCAATCCCGAGTCTCACGACACTAGACCACTAAAGGAAAAGATCGGAGAATTCCTCCATGGCGTCCAGCAAGGGGTATTCAACGAGTTTCATGGCATAGAAAGTTCGTTTAAACAATACGGCGGTGAAGGCCCCAACCTAGGATTCATGAAGGCCGAGCTGACCCGTAACGCCGGTCAACTACTGTCATCCGCCATCAAAGATGGTGTCCCTATTTGGCGCCAGGGTGAGGTTGGTCTAGATACCTCTGCCGGGGGCTACCAGGATATTCTAGCGCCACTTGGCAGTAAGGTCGAGGACTGGTACAACGCTCGCGTTGCGCGACGTGCCGCACGTCTATACGAAGAAGGTCGAGAGCACAACTTCACTCCCGAAGAGATTGCGGCCGGCAATCGTTTGTGGGATCAGCATCCTGAGTTTGAAAAGGCCTTCCAGAAGCGCGCTGAATTCTCGCGTCGCATACTAGACTTCGCGGAGCAGGCCGGCATTATCGATGGCGAGGGTAGAAAAACCTGGGAGAACGCCGACCACGTTCCATTCTATCGATTGATGGGGGATACGGGAGACATCACTGGCGCGACCGCAGGCCGCAGTATAGGTCGCCAGAAAGAACAGATCAAGCGCCTCAAGGGCGGTGCCGCGCCAATTGCCGATCCTATGACCAGCGAACTCCAGAACTGGGGCTCGCTCATGAAAGCGTCATTGCACAACATGGCTGTGACCCGCGTTATAGATGATATGCGGCATCTACAGATGGAAGATGGGCGCCCAGTGATAGAGGCTGGCCGTGCCTCTACCGACATCAAGATCTCGAAAGAAGAATACAAGCAGCGCCTACTTGATACCGGCGTTGATCCAAAGAGCCTGGACCACAATACTTTCGAGCATCTATACAGCCTGCAGCACGGACAACCCGAAGAACCTAACACCATATGGCAGATGGTGAACGGAAAGAAGGTCTACTGGAAAGTGAATGACGAGATGCTTTTCCAGTCTCTGGCGAATCTGAACAATGGCGGCCAGTCTGAATTCATGAAGTTCTGGTCCAAGTGGGTAGGCGCTCCCGCGCGCCTACTGCGCAAGACCATTGTCAACACTCCGGTATTCGCGGCCAAGATTGCAGTGCGCCATACCCAATACCTATGGGTAACCGGCCGGTATGGCTCGAAGTCTATCTCGCCTGAATTCGTGCCTCTACTGAATTCTGTTCAGGGCTTCTGGTCAATCATGCGCAATAGCGAGGAAGCCAAACAGTGGAAGGCTGCTGGAGGCCTCTTCAGTGACGCTATGAGCTACGGAGAGCCGGTCAACGCGGCGCGTAGGCTCAAGATGCGTCTAGCCGCCAAGAGCGTCCCTGGGACCGTCCTAAGCAGCCTGACAGCGGTTGCTGACTTCTACCATCGCTTTCTGAACGCCGCTGAGGGCATGAACCGTATCGCGATTGCCAACTCCTCGCTTAAAGCCGGAGCATCCAGAACGCAGGCGGCCCACGCGGCACGCAAGGTTCTGGACTACACCCAGAAGGGAAACCACTGGGCAATCAAGATGGCGATCACTTCCATTCCATTCACAACTGGACACTTAGCCGGTCTCGACGCCCTCAAGAAGTCCATGATGACGAATCCAACCGGGTTCCTATTCCGTGGCGGACTGCTCGCCGCTGGAGCCGTGGCTTACGCCGCGATGAACCAGAAGAACCCGGACTATTTAGCCCTGACTGATGACCAGAAGACGAACTACTTCCACTTCTTCAATGTCTTCAAGCAGGGCGACCATTGGCAGATCCCGAAGTCCTTCGAGGACGGCGCGATCTTCGTGACCATCCCAGAGGCCATTACCAACTACGCCCTGTCGAGCGATAATGACCGCCTGCGTCAGGCCGCAAATCTGGCTGGTCACTCTCTCAAACAAGCGTTCGAGTACGATTACATGCCGACCGAGATCAGGCCGATCTACGATCTGGCAACCAACACCCAGCACTATAGCGGGGCGCCAGTACTGAGCCAACAGGATCTTGACGTGGCCCCTCAGCAGCAGGATGCGCCATACGTCAGTCCTACATTGCGCATGTTCGCGCAGAACATGCCTGATGCAGCTCCGGACTGGCTAAAGTCTCCCAAACAGGTTCAGTTTTTGGCGAGCAGTTATATCGGCACCATGGGTCAATACGTCACCGCTATAACAGATGCGATGATTCGTCAGGCCCAGGGTGTGACCGCGCCCGCGCGCCCGAACGCTGTCGCCGGCCTACCGTCTGTCAACCAGATCTACAAGGTTGGGCCGTCATTGCGCACCAAGTACACGGACAGCATGTACACGGTGGCCAAAAACATTGCACAGATTTCCGCGACCGAGAAGAAGATGGAAGCCGGCGATGAGGGTAAGAAGGTCATGGACTACAATCGCGAACATGCGTTCGAGCTTGGCGTGAAGTCGAGCTATGACGCCGCTACCAAGCAAGTGGCCCAGATCCGTCACTACATCCTCCAGGTCCAGCAAGATAAGAACTTGAATCCACAGGATAAAGAGGATCGCATCGAGAAGGCGCAAGAGTCGATTAACAAGATCGCTGAACAGCTCTACAAGCTACGCCCAGGCGGTCCCCTCGACAAGACATCTCACAAATTGATAGGCGCTACCCTACCTCAGAAGGTAGGCGTGCTACAGTCTGCCGGACTCCCTGCGACGGCTTCTTTGATACGAGACATGGCGGCATAGATCATGAGTGACGAATCACCACTTCTGCTCCAGACACTGCTTGAGATCAAGGGCGACATAGGCTCTCTCAAGTCTATGACTCAAACTACGCTCGAAACTTTGAGCAAGCACATCCTTGAGGACAAGGAAATTAAGCAAGACGTGGAAAAACTCAAGCTGGCCGCCGCGCAGAATACCGGAGCGCGCAAGGCGCTGAAGATCGCTGGCAACGTAGTGGGAACAGTACTTGGAGTAGTTGGCGGCTATCTGGGCGCCAAGCACAACCTTTAGCCATGGAACTCGGTACCGCCGGCACAAAACTAATTCAGTCCTTCGAGCAGTGCAGACTGACTGCTTACCAGGATCAGCGCGGTATCTGGACCGTGGGCTGGGGGCACACTGGGCACGAGGTAGTGCCGGGTCTAGTATGGACCCAGGAACAGGCTGACTCCACCTTCAAGCTGGACACCGTTATCGCAGTTGCCTGCGTGAATCATTCGGTAACCGCCCCGGTGAATCAAGCGGAATTCGACGCCATGGTATCTCTGTGTTTCAACATCGGCATCGGAAATTTTCATAACTCAAGCTTTGTCAAAGCCATGAACTCTGGCGCCGGGCCCCAGGCCGAGCACGATACCTTCGTGGAATGGGATCACACAAACTCACGAGTCAATCCAGGTCTTGACATGCGCCGGCAGCAGGAGTGGCGACTGTTCAGCACCGGAAAATCGGTGTTCGGATGAAGTTCGGTGACTACACAGAGACCCGCGCGGCGCTCGCCGTCACCGGACTAGCCATCATAACCACTCTCGTGGCCACACACCGCATCGGTGACGTGGTCTTCGGTTCCTGTTTCTGTGCTATATTGGCGATGTACACGGCCCATTGCATTATGGACGACAAGTGGCCAGACGCTCCTCTGAGAGAAGAAAAAAATATCAGCGAGAATATCGCAGAAGGGTCTACAAAGACCCAGTAAAGAAGGCTGAGATAATTAAGCAGTCTATACAGTGGGTAAGGGATAACAAGGAAAGAAGACGCGCATACATGCGTCGATACAAAGGATTACCTGAACCTACGCGCCCCGAGCCTGATAATTGTGAATGTTGTGGGCAACCAGAGATAAGAAAAAGAGCACTAGCCCTAGATCATGATCACCGTACCGGAGCTTTTCGTGGATGGTTATGCACAAGATGTAACCATGCGCTTGGCAATCTCGGCGACGATATTCATGGTGTGTTAAGATTGCTATCGTACATGGAAAGATCCAGGAATCCACCAGATGAGTCTAGTAAGTGATGCAGTTTCTGCGGTAGCTACCCCGATCAAGCCATACCTGCTCGCGATCAAGATCGCGGCAATCGTCGGCGCGGTGTCCCTCATAGGATTCCTTAGCTGGCGCGTCCATGTGGACGGACAGCAGATCGGGGCTCTGAAAGTCACAGTGGCACAGGCCCAGGCCGATAACAAGGCCGACATGAACACCATCAACCAGCTGCGAGACGCGAACGCCGAATGGGTCGCGCAGGATGCAGCCAACAAGGCGAAGATCGATGAACTCACCACGGCACTATCTGACCAGCAACACAGCCTGGATGCTTCCAGACTATCCGTACAAAATGCACAGAGCGCCGAGACGGCTCCGTCTCAGGTTAGCCTGCGTAGCACTCGGATTGATGGGGCTGACGATCAGCTCGCTCAGCGGTTGCGCAACGAGTCCGCCGCTAACTCGCACTGAGACCGTCACGGTCCAGGTGCCGGTAGCTATTCAGCTCCCCGCTGGCGCCCTCGATCACTGTACGACGAAGGTGCAGCTCCCACAATCAGGATCTCTGACAGTTGGGGATCTTGCGAATTGGGCTGAGGATCTTTCGCTGACTCTGACTGCGTGCAACCAGAAGATTGACTCGATTGCGGAGGCGCTGGCTCCGGATATGGCGTCTGTTTCAGCAAAATAGTCAAGAAGAAGGCGAACATAACCGCAGATACGGCTACCAGTACTCTGATAGCCCATACCTCAAGAAGATCCTTCTCGTATTTCTTGTTCACGTTTCTTCCTCGCCTGTTTGGCCCGGTAACGTTTGATAGCCGCCGGCAACGCTTCTAGCGGTACCAGCATCGAATTGAATATCTCCCACTCAGCTGGCGGCACTTCAGGCGCGTGCGACACACCAACCATCTCGCGCTCACCATTCCATACTCGGGACTCAAAGCGCACGTTTGAGAACTGACACTTGCCAGCAGCCAGCGCCTGGGCGCGGAACTCCGGCGTACAGTCGATACAGAAGTTGGCATCACCCGGCTGATCATTACGGTATGGGATGTCATCCGTATCGGCCGCCAGCGCGAGCCATGCGTGCCATTCCTTCAGCGCAATATCAAGATCGCCAAAGCGGAAAACAAAACAAGCTGGTGGCACATCCAGACTAGATTGCTTTGGAAGACGTTCCCAATTGACTCCATGTCTCTCAAGCTTCGCCCGTAGCGCGTCGAGAAATCCTGACGGTCCCTTAGATCCACGCGCCGGAACACGAGATGGTGATTCTGGAGCCTCGATTTCCCCGTCTTCATCCTCGATCACTTCAAGGATTCATTCGTGAAAAGCGGTCCCAGGGGCACGTATACGCCCGCTGGGCCGACGTACGGCATCCAGGTACTCATGGCCTCAACCAGATCGTTTCGGTCCACAGTGGCCTTCCTGTTGCCTATAATGATGACCAGATTGGTACCACACCGCAATGCCCACTCGGCCGCGTGATACAGCTTTGTGGCCTTGACCGATGGCCCATTGTCCTTTGAGGCCACCAGGACACCCACTACCTTGATCTTGCCGTCATCGGTGTAGAACGCCCAGGTCGAGCCCTCTACGAGCTGCGCCTTGACCTTCCACTTCTTTGCCCAGGTTTCGGCAAGCTCAGTGGTCTCCTGGAAGTCTTTTAGGACAGCCAAGAGACCACTTTCGACTTCGGCAGGGCTTCGGTTATTGGTCACGCTGGACTCCTTTTCCACTCTTGACGGTCGTATGTGCGGCGTTTATGGCATATGGCACAAACTACATCGCACTTGATCAACTCCGCCATGAGACGTACGAGGCTGGTGCCTTTGGTGATCAAATCAGAGATGCGTACTTGCGCCTTTGCGCCAACGTTTTCTCGATGATCGAATTCATGGGGCGTATCGTCATCCGGCGGCGCCCAGCAGTCAACACATGGACGAGAAGACAGGTACAGTCGGCGGAATCTTATATTTAGAGACCTATACCTACCAGAGCGAACGCGGGCCTTTTCGCGCTGCTCAACTTGATTTTTCTCGTACCATTCACTCGAATAGGCCACAATAAGTCCTTATTTCAGAAAGGAACATCGTCGTCGAACTCTTCCGACGAGTCATCCTGCTCCTCGGCTGGCGGCGCCGGTCGTCGCTGCTGCGGCTTTGTAGCCTGCTTGGGGGCAGGCTTGGCAGGGCGGCGCGGTGGTGGCGTAGGAGCCTCTTCCTCTTCTTCCTCGGCAGCTTCCTGACGGTCGCTGACCTTACTGGGCGGGAAGTCGATGGCATCGACAATAGCAACGGTCTTGTACTTTTTCTCGCCGGTTTCTTTGTCGTTCCACTTCTCCGTCTGGATGCGGCCCTGTACGAAAATGCCGTCACCCTTCTTGAAGTACTGATCGATCACTTCCGCGCGGGCACCGAAGGCCTTGCACGAGAAGAACTCCACCGGGCGCTCATCGCTATCCTTCGGCTTGTAGCCATCGACAGCGACCGTGAACGAAGCAATGGTGGTGCCACCGCCGGTCGTTCGCAGCTCCGGATCTTTGGTCAATCGACCTTGAATAACCAATAACTGATATGACATGTTCACTCCAAAGTTGCTTGCCAGACACCACGCCCGTAGACGTGCTTGTACCTTCCAATCATCACATACGACCCAGGAGATGTCAACTGTTTCCACAGCGACGCAAGCGCTTCATCCAGCGTTGCACCCGAAGCCCGTATTTCCTTGTGATCAGAATCCTTGCCGCCCTTGATCCAAACAATGATCTGCGGCCCATCGCCCTCGTTTATGATCTGCGAATAGATCTGTCCCAGTGGTCGCAAATCCCAAGCTATTTTTTCCTTCTGGTTTAAGCGCGGCATTAAGCAACACGAGCTTGCTCGCCCTTGACTACTTCAAGGCCGGGAATTTTTCCGGCGTGCGGGCCCTTGGCAAGACGGTTCAAGAGTCTCTGGCCTATCTTGATCTCGGCCAAATCTTCTGGCGGAAGAGTAACCGCAGCCCATTTCAGGAATTCGCGCTTCGTATCCCCATCATCAACCTTTCCAGTAACCTTGGTTACTAGGCCGGCGCCTCCGTCGATGGTACCGAGTACGCGAGTCTTGGTGGGGCCCTCGGACACAATCATATCGGTCATGCGCTCCAGTTCTTCCGCATCAGCCTCTTCGCCGGCCGCGCGCAGTGCGTTGGCTAGCTTCTCTGACTGTTCTTTCTGAGCTGCAACCTCGGCGGCCTTTTCCTTCGCAACACGGGCCTCTTCTGCCTTTAGCCAAGCGGTGAGTCGTGGCTCGACCACGGCCTTGACGGCCTCAAGCCTTTCTATCTCTGTGTCGAACTTCCCCTTGATCAGACCCTTCATCTCATCCAATGGACGAGTAAAGGTCAGCCGTACTTCATCCGCTTCGGCAATTTGAGTAACGAGTGCCTTGATGAAGGTGGTAGCGTCCTCGGCATTCTTCCGAGAAGCCAAAATCTCTGGGACGCGCTCAAGGACGTCCTCAGCCTTGTTAGCATGGATACGAAAGCGCTCGACTTGCCCTCGTATGTTTCCTGCGGTGTTGACGAGACTTTGGCATTTGCTGACGATTGCATTCAGTGATTCCGTGTCTATATTGATCAGATCCTTGGCCATAACGTCTCCTAATGGAACACATCCGGGATACCGGAATGGACGACCAGCTTACCCGGTGTTGAGAACTTCTGCAACTCAAACATCGTCTTGAAGCGCGCCAGATTGATCTCGAAGGTCTTGTGCATATCTTCGTCCAGGGGGACATCTATCATACACAGCCGCATATCCGCCGGAACGCGCGGATCATAGCTGGCATAGATGATCTTCTTCTTCCCCGAGATCCAGGCTTCCCATTGAACCTGCGCATAGTAGGTAGCAGACATCTGGCTATCCAGAATTGTCTTCATGTGATTCTTGCTGAGGAATGGACACTTCACTTGGATGGTGACGTCATCCACTATATAGCCATCTGGGGTGGCGCCGGCATAGTCGTATTCTGGATGAAGGACCAGCCCAGGCTCTATTAGGCGGCAGCCGAATGTACGGCTGATCGCATCAAGTGCTTCAGCTTCGTGATCATTCCCCCATTGCATCGCCATGTTCTTGAATGGCTTATGTTGCCACTCAGGACTGATCTCGTAACGCAACTCATCGTTCAAAGAGAGCCACGCCCTGGGACTGGCTTCCTCGATAATCTGCGCGCGCGTGCTTGCGGTGATGCGCCCGCGCCGGGCCTTAAACCATTCCGGCGTTAGTGCTTTTGGCGGAGACTTACGCACTACAATGCCGGGTACCGGGAGAGATGATACCCAATCAATCATGGATATATGCCTCCCCAAATGGAGGGAGCGTGCGGATCTGGCCTCTCTTCCGTCAGCTTGTCCAGGAGACAATGGACATGGAAAACCTCTGATCTGTATTCAACCAAACCAGCGCCGCTATCGGTTCGCAGACGATTCAAGCACTGTGGGCACTGGGTAGCTTTAGTGTCATGCAGGGTTACCCACTTCCACTTGCTCACTTGTACCCCATCTTTTCGAGCCCGAGCTTCAGAAGCTCGAATACCGGGCGTGAGTTTCGTGGCCAATTCTCTATCAAGGCTTCCCTTATAGGTTTGCCGTCGCGACCGAACGCGCGCACGATGTAGTCTCCGCGAGATTTACTACCGCGCCCGTTATTAGTGATGGTCACTCGACCCAGGTTATACGTTTCCATGTGGTCCCCATGAACCCACATGTCAATGCTTACGTTTATCACGCCCCATGATCCTCTGGTCTATTTTGCTTGAAGCGCAGAACCCAATATATCCAGGTAGCGTTCGCAACGGTTATAAACAGGCCTCCAGAGAAGGATAGCCACTGCTGTAGATGTGGGTACCAAATACAGTTCCATCCGCCCCACGCCGTGAAGACAGCGGTGGCTGGCCAATACACACCGCGCACAACCTTGTGCTTCAAAAGGATCTTCACATTCATCCAGGTGAGGATACCTGCCGATACCTCAAACCCGGCGCTTACTGCATCGAACCAGTTCACTTACGAACGCCCTTAAACCCCTTTACCTTCTCGTTTGCCTGTGTCAGCTTGATGACTTTCTTGGTCAATGCGGACGTTATCGCCTCAAAGTCTGATACCTTGAGATCTGCAACGCTCGTCGCCTCGTAGTACTTTAGGAAGGCATCGGTGTCGGCCTTCGAGCGCTCAAGTAACAGCGTGACTTCAGACTGCTGAACTGCGTTTAAACGCTCCGATTTGACCGCTTCTTTTACCGGTTCTGATTCCGGACTTTCCTGTTGCTGATCAACATCTTCAGAACGCTCGCGGCGATTTCGTGCCGGTCTTGGTGCCGGTTCTGCGACCGTATCCTCCGGTGAGTCTGCGTCGGCATCTGGTACGCCCTTGACGGGGATACAGAACGCCTGGATAACGGCGTACTTGTACGCGGCGGAGCTTGCCTTATTGGTGGCTTTGTCCGCGCTGTCTTGCGCTTCACCGAATGCTCGCACGAGATGATGGGAGCCGTCTTCCGTGCTGACGATATCGAACTCGACTTCAAGAACGACGTTGAACATCAACGTCCCACTCTTGGTGGGTCGGCTGGTCTCGACACGCCCCACAGCTCGTGGCAATATCAATAGGTTGTGATCCACGAGCGCTGAACAGAGCGCTTCATACACCTGATCGATGCCACGGAAATTGTAGCCTTGCTGCTGATTGCGGCCGGACTTTCCGATTCCCTCTTGTTTGAGGGCACGCATCACATTGAGAATGGCCGGATAAACTTTAGGTGCGGTATCTGACATGATTACTCCTATTGAAGTTTGGAGCCTATCACTGTTGCTCGAAGTTCGCAACTAGTGTACAGTCCGCGCCTTCATTCGGAGTGTGCATGTCACAACTGAAAGCGTCGGAGATAGCAGATCGGTTAGCGGCTCAAGCTGAGAGCGTGGTCCGAGAACTGCTCCCCGGCGGCAAGGTCCATGGTCACGAATGGTGCGTCGGCTCAATCAACGGTGAGGCCGGCGAATCACTGAAAGTGCAGCTCCAGGGAGACCGCGTTGGCAAGTGGAAAGACTTCGCCAGCAGCGAGAAGGGCGGGGATCTATTAGACCTTTGGGCCGCATCTCGCGGCTGCGACATTGGTACAGCCATCCGCCAAGCCAAGGACTTTCTCGGGATCCGAGATCCTGTTGTCGAAGAAGCTGGTATACGCAAGAGCTACAAGAAGGTCGAGCGCGACAAGAGTATTCGCAGCGTCTCCAAACATCCGGTTGTGTTGACGTGGCTAACAAAACACCGGCTCACTGACAAGTCCATCAAGGCATACAAGATAGCGGCCAAGGATTCGGACACGCTGGCCTTCCCCTTCATGCGCTGTGGCGACGATACAGAAGTCGTCCATATGCAGTACAGAACCCTTAAAAAGAAGGGGTTTTGGGCATCAGAAGGGACTGAGATGATTCTATTCGGATGGCAGGCAATGCCGCCCATGGCGCGCGAAGTGATCATATGCGAGGGAATGAAAGATGCAATGTCGTGGTACGAATACGGCTACAATGCCCTATCTGTTCCAGCTGGCGGTGGCGGTAACGGAAAACAGAATGGATGGCTGGCGAGCGAGTACGATAACCTTGCTCGCTTCGACAAAATCTATCTGTCTATGGATGCCGACAAGGCTGGGCAAGAAGCGCTTGCAACCATTGTTGAGCGACTTGGACGCCATCGCTGCTTCATTATCAGACTGCCGGAAGGCAAGAACGACATCAACGACTGCCTGAAGGATCAGGTAGCGCCAGAGATCATCCATATGCGCGTAAAGAACGCGCGCACCCTGGACCCATCCAGTCTGGTCAACATCGGTGACTTCACCAAGGAAATCATTGAACAGTTCCATCCGCCGGGCGGAAAGACGCAGGGCATCCTCAGTCCATTCGAGGATCACGTAGGGTGCTTCGAGTTTCCGCTTGGCGCCACGACCATACTGGTCGGACGCAACGGCGGGGGCAAGTCAACACTCGCCGGCCAGATCATTCTGGATGCCTGCAACCAGAACTTCAACTGCTGCGTAGCCAGTCTCGAATTTCGTGTTGCCAAGTACGCTAGCTGGATCATCCGCCAAGGTACGTGTGCCAACACACCAAGCCCGAGCCGTATTCAGCAGGCCAACGAGAAACTGGCTGAGCATCTATGGGCGTTCAGTCCGGATAGTAAGTCCGGTCACGGCTCCGCTAAGGTGGAGAAGATCATTGAGACCTTCGAGTACGCTGCTGCGCGCTATGGCTGCAAGCTATTCGTGTTGGACAACTTCTCCAAGCTAGTGTTCAGCGGCAAGGACGAACTAAAGGATCAAAAGGATGCGATCACTCTGATCACAGAGTTTGCCGTCCAGTCCAATGTACATGTTCTTGTCGTGGCTCACCCTCGCAAGTCGTCCAGTAGCGACTCAGGAGATGTCAGCTCCATGGATGTACGCGGGCACGGCGCACTTACAGATCTCCCGGACAGTGTACTGATCCATACGCGCAACAAGCGCAAGGAACTGATGTTCAAGGATCGCGCTACATGGAATGAGTTGCCGGCGGATGAGCAGCAGCGTATAAGGAATCAACCGGATGCGTGGCTCAAGTGTGAGAAACAGCGGCACTACAACGGCACCGGGGACGGTGAGCCGTTGATACAGCTATACTTTGATCACGAGTCGCGTCAATTCACCAAGCTGATGAACGGAATGCCGAAGGAATACTTGTAATGCCTAACTGGATTGATGAAGTCGTCAACGAAGACAGCCGCGTGTTCCACGCTGGCGAGCTGGAATTCAGTAGCGCGCGGGAGACCGATAGCGGCGGGCGCACTGTGGTGTTCAATCTAATTCTGACATCGGCGCAGCAGCGTATGGCAAATCCTTTCAGTGTAGCCACCCGGCGGCGAGCCAAGAAAGCCGGTACAAGATTTCGTCTTTCATTAGTAGCCTCAAATGGTCCATTCAAACAGGGGGAGCAAGACTGGATGGATGAGGTAATGCTATTAGCCTGGGCTGACAGCCCCACCAGAAGCACGGTGACGTTCCTGCTTCCTGATGATACCTCTTTGCCACATCCATTCATGCATTGCTCGAAGACGGATCGCTGGATGGCAATCTTCGTAGAGTTGGCAGACGACGATACGGTAGTGGATCAGAAGGCCGTCGCTGCGGCAGAGAGCCGCAAGGGAAAGCAAAGCCTGTCCCAGGCTGCCCATGTGCTTCTTGGCAACAAAGAATTCCAAAACTGGCTGATCGAGCATTATGGCGATCTACCCGATGCCGCTGAGCAGAAGATGGGCACCATCACACCTGAGAAAGTACTGAAGTACCGCTGCGGAATCGAGTCGAAGTCAGAGCTGGATACCAGTGAGACGGCTGCATACACCTTCCGAAACATACGGGCCAAGTTTAACGAAAGAAACAAGGCCAGATAATTTTTGAATTCGCGGCGGATCGGTCATGTGTACAGTGGCGCCGCGTCTTAGTTGAAAGTCCGCAACCACGGGGTTGTCAGTATGGCGGACACCGGCGTATAGCCCAGCAGGGAACTGACCGGATAGTAACCACGGTTACTACCGTTAAGGAGTGGGCACCAGAGCAGGCTCCATCAGCTTGTAATGGGGGCGAACATCCGGATTGAGTTCCGGGGTTCCCTCCGTCCAGAGACTCACCATCGCTTGTAATTAATCTAGAGTATGTTCTATAGATACTATTTGACATCTATGCCATTGAGAGCATATTGTCCTAGCCGGGTGTAACCCGGCGATCATCGTCAGTTAGTTTGAAGTTCAAAGGCACCAGGGGTGCCGGAGTCATACGATGGATGAAGATGAACAGTATGAGCTGGATTCCGCCTGGGGTCATCAGCAGGAGCTTGAATGCATGTCTCTAGAGACGTGCGAAGGTTGTGGCTGCGAGATAGATCCAAACTTCTGTCATTGCGGCGAAGCTATCCAGTCGCACAACGCTTACTGGTCTGGTCATAGCCCGGTACCTGCGGGTTGCCAGTGTGGAAGGGAACCTGTAGACTCGCCGGATGAATCACAGGAGACATCCATGACCTTTCACGATGACATCGACAATATGATTCATGCGCCGGGCATCAAACCGGAAGAATATGCTGCAGCAGCATACCGTCAAGCATTCGACGATCCTCAAGAGTTCGATGAGTTCGATGAAGAAATAGAATCTGATAAGCAGCGCGCTGCCGCATCTTTCCGCGCCAGCGAGGATGCCAAGATCACGGCTGTTCTGACGCATCCGGATGACGTCGTGTTGCTAGACTGGGTCTCCATGGGTGTACCAGTGATCCTCAAGCTACCGAAGGATCATTGGTTGGCCGAAGGGGTTGACCCCAGTCCTCTGGCGCCATATAGCCTATACGATGACAACGCCGGCCTCGAATGCATTTATTGCGGCGAGCTTGGGTGTAAGCGCGTAGACCTACATGGTCCAGAGTACGATGCACAACAGGAAGTCGAAGAGTATGAGGAAGCCGCACGAAAAGTGCGATGGCAAACAGGCCGTTTAAACGCTGATGAGCGTAATAGCGAGATCACAAGGATAATGCAGTACTACATCGAGGAGGAGCAACGTGTGGTAGCGGCAGATTTCGAGGCTACTAGGGATATCATGCAAGATCTGGCAGAGCATCAGGTGAATCAAGGTATCCTGTCGGCAGTGACATTTATCTTCTCACTGGTTGCTACAGTATTCGCAGTCATATCTTGGTGGCACCGATGAGCGCTCTTCCAGCAAAGTCCTTCCTTGCGGTACTAGTTACCGGCGGACGTCACTACGATGACGGTACAGCACGCGCCGTCATCTTCCAGGCGCTGGATAAGATCCATAGCGTCAAACCTATCAACCTGATCATTCACGGGGCTTGCAAGGATCCAAAGACCGGCAAGCTATGCGGAGCCGATTCCATAGCCCAAGACTGGGCTCTGGCAAACGAGGTTGACTACCAAGGGTGGCCCGCCAAATGGACCCGCTTCGGCAATTCAGCCGGCCCGCGTCGCAATGCTGTGATGGCCGTAGCGCTGGCGAGCACGCCGGGCGCCAAGGTGTGCATTGCCTTTCCAGGTAATCGTGGCACTGAAGACATGGTTGACCGCGCTATGAATCTGGAGGCACGAGGCATCGCGGTGGAGATCTTGCGTATCGAGCCGGATGGTACCGGCAAGGAAGAGGTATCGCTATGAGCTTCGAGATAATCAAGGCGAAAGAGGGTTTCATTCAGCGCTGGATTCCAATAGAGCATGCTGCTGATGATCCAGAGTGGTCGCCTCGCGTTGTCGATGGTGTTGAGCACGCCATGGATAATGGCTATCCGGTAACATTCCAGGGTATGGTCCTATGTGAGAAACGTCAGGTAGAATCAGACGTTGATTCCTACTACAAGCAAGCATTCGAGCGTATCGAGGAGCGTAAGGAAAATAGGATCATAAACTGGATGAGATATGTGGATAAAGAGCTGGATCTAATCAGCAAATCCATTCGAGTAGAAGTGGTAGAGGGTGTAAAAATTATCACGAATGGTCTGTGGGCCATTGGCTTCCTGATAGTTGCCGTCACCGGCTGGTTGACCGCGCTTCTGTATCACATGTCTAAATGAAGCTACGTGAATACGCTCGCGGACAGGACTGCCAAATTCGTCTTCCGGGAATATGCAACGGCAATCCCGAGACCACCGTCCTGGCCCACTTTCGCATGGCTGGTATTTCTGGCATGGGTATCAAATCCCCTGACGTTCTGGGCGCGCATGCGTGCAGCGATTGCCACGGATACGTTGATACGCACCACGATATCGAGACGCGCCTCAGCTTCCTTGAGGGAGTCATACGAACGATCAGTCTGCTCATCAGTCGGAGAATACTGAAATGGTGACCCGAGTGCTATCTCCTGGAGCGCTACGCAAGCCGCTTGAGTCCAAGATACAGGAGCAAGTTTTCGAGTGGTCAAACTATTACTACGTGGCCGGCGTGGAAGGCAAGTTGCGAGACTACATGTTTGCCAACATGAATGGTACGCAGGTAGCTGGCAATTCAGCTCAACGCGCTCGATACATCAACGCCCTCAAGAAGCGAGGGCTCACGCCGGGTGTCTCTGATATCACGGTGGCATTGCCTCGCGGCAAGTATCACGGAATGTACCTGGAATTGAAGCGCGACAATAGCTGTGACACTACTGAGGATCAGGATGATTTTCTTGCTCGTATGCGCAAAGTAGGTTACTATGCCGAAGTTGCGCACAGCTTCAATCAAGCGATTGAAATGATCGCTGGCTATATCTCACTCGGGGAGTTCTATGCGAAAGCTTGTAACCGTCCGTGAAGTCAACGAGGTTCTGCCGATTGAAGGCAAAGACCGTATCGAGCTGGTGAAAGTAGATGGCTGGCAGGCCATCACTCAGAAAGGCCAGTTCACTCCCGGCCAGCATGCGGTATACATCGAGATCGACGCGCTGCTTCCGCTGGAAAATCCAGCGTTCTCTTTCCTGCGCAAGAAGCCAGATCAGACGCATCACCGACTGAAGACCATGAAGATGGGCGGGGTGCTCAGTCAGGGTCTCCTGGTGCGTCTGGATGCGTCGGGCATGGAGCGTGTGTACGAAGAGGTAATGCTTGGTACTACCGAGACATTCGATCTGGATACCTTACTAGGTATCAACAAGTACGAACCGCCTGAGACTCCAGAGGAGCGGCGCGGCCTGGGTCGGGTGATCACCTTCCCGTCGTTCATTCCGCGCTCAGATCAGGAGCGCTGCCAGAACCTTCGCTGCGAGATCATGAAGGCCATCGAGGAGCAGGATGTCTTCGAGGTAACCGAGAAACTCGACGGCAAGAGAATCACGGTCTACACATTCCCCACGGACGTGAAGTTTGAGCAGATCAAGATCGGTGTGTGTAGTCGCAACCAGGAGATTGACTACAATGCCGAATCGCCGGGAGAGTACTGGAAGACAGCTCTCGATGCCAAGCTGGATGAGGTTGCGGTCTATCTGACGCACATCATCGGTGGCCCCGTGGCCTTACAGGGTGAACTGGTCGGTCCTGGAATACAGAGCAACCGTCAAAAGTTCAACGAGAAGAAGGTCTTCGTGTACGACATCTATTCGGTGCCGCACGCGCGCTTCCTGAAGCCGCACGAGCGCCATATGCTGTTCGCGCTGGTGAGGTTCAAGCTTGGCCTGGAAGTGCCGGTGGTGCCGGTCATTGTGCTACAGTCATTCCTGAAGCCGGTAGAGGAATTGCTGGCCGACGTGGAGACCATTGGGCGGCAGGTAGACCATCCTTTTGAGGGTGTTGTCTTCAAGTCGCAGCACACGGATCTGTGCTTCAAGGTCATCAACAATTCGTACCTACTTGAACACGGCGAATGACGACTGATTTGTCGAGAACACCGTCCTTAGACGCCCTGACGTCGAGGGAGAGGGCCTTCGTCACGAACCCTAATGTTCTGGCGGATCCAGTGTTGGCTGCCATACAGAGCGGCTTTACGCCGACGTACGCGAAGCGCCGGGCCAACGCCCTCAGAAGGGAGCTGCATTACTACATCATTGCCGGCGAGCTAGCGCAGACGGCGCGTCGGGACATAGACGCCAAGACCGTGCTTGCTGAGTTGAGCAATCTAGCCTTCAGCGATGTCTTGGACTTCTTTGAGGCCGTGGATGATATCGACGAGGCAACCGGACTCTCCAACGGGACCATCATGGTTCCTAAGCAAAATCTCAAGGCCCTGCCGGCGCATCTACGCAGGCTGATTAAGCGCATCAAGTTCGACCGAATAGTCCTTGGTGACGGCAAGAGAGAGATGTTCTACGTCTCAGATATCGAGCTGCACGGAAAGGACTGGGCGCTCAAGGACATGATCGAGATCATGCGTCTCAAGCAATCCGGTGCTCCCAAGGATGAAACATCCCAGCTTCTTGAAAAGATGTCCGCCAACGAACTTGAAGAGATCGAACAGGTATTCTCCAAGGCCCGCGCGCGCCTGCGCCGAACCATTGACAAGAAAAGGGACGATGATGCCATTGACGTCTAAACCAGAAGAGTGTCCTAAATGTCGTTCTGATAAGTTGGTCTCGGCTGGCAAGTCAGGATCAAAACAGCAGCGGTGGCTGTGTAAGTCATGTAAGTGGCATGGCACTGGTCGTGCTAACGGCAATCGCGGTCACGTCGAGTTCGAGATCCTGAAGGGGATCAATGCTGATCTACCTAAGTCCAATGTCTATCTGATCACCTATGCTCAGAATGACACTGGGGTACACAAGGGGTTCCTTGAGAACCTGGAGGCATATGCGAAATTCCGCCGGGCAAGTATTGTTGTCATACCAGGATTGTATCGAAATCCTAGCCTTCCAATCCCTCCTCGATACGAACCAAGCTGGGATGCGAGCGTGCGCAAGTACCTCTTCGCAGGAAGATCAGATCTCGGACCAGTTGCGGTCTTGGGAGACCTACGAATCCAACCTACTGCGGTTACACCGCTTGTCGGGCATGAGAGCATCAGCGGCCATCGCTCCGCGATTATCGCGCACCCAAAACTGGCGCTCAAGACAATTGCCGAGCCGCAGAGCCGGCTACCAAAGATCCTCACCACAACTGGGGCCGTCACGAAGCAGAACTATTCCCACACGCGGGCCGGGAAGATTGGTGAGTTCCACCACACTATCGGGGCGTGCCTCCTGGAAGTGGAAGGTGATGAGTACCACATACGGCAGATCAATGCGATTCGTGATGGTTCCTTCATCGACCTTGAATGGCAGGTTTCACAGGGAGAGATTAAGGCAGCGCCGCCGGCTGAACTACTGCATCTAGGTGATGTGCATGCTTGGTTCGTGGACCAAGCGGTGAAGCAGGCAACATTCGGCAAGCGCGGCATTGTTGAGACGCTGGCGCCGAAGCGCATTGTGTTTAACGACACTTTCGATGCCTTCAGTATCAGTCACCATCACCGCAAGGATCCGTTCTTGCGCGCACTGAAGTCGGACACCGGGCTCAATCTGGTAGCGCGAGAGATGAAGGACACGATTGACTTCGTGTTCGAGGTTACCCCGCCGGGCGTTGAAGCCGTGATCGTGCCCAGCAATCACGACGAACATCTGATGCGCTGGCTCAAGGAAAATGACTGGCGCGAGGATCCGGATAACTCCGAGTTCTACTTGGAGACTGCGCTGTACGTTCGCCGGAATGTCAAGATGGTGGGCGGGGTACCGGAGTTGCCGGATCCTTTCCAGTACTGGTTCCGAAAAGATCCACGTTGCCGAAAGAACTTCGTCCTGCTCAATCGTGGCGAGGAATACACGGTCAAGAACGTGGACGTGTCCAATCATGGCGACCTGGGGGCGAACGGCTCCAGGGGCTCCATACGTCAGTACGCACGCATGGGATCTAAGACCATCAGCGGGCATACCCATACCTTCGGGATCGATGAGGGCGCCTACTCTTCCGGCACCAGCTCGAACCGCAAGCGCGGCTTCAATCAGGGCTTGTCAACCTGGATGAACGGGCATACAATCCTCTACGCAAATGGTAAGCGTTCCTTGCTGATCATCATCAACGGGAAGTACAGACTATGAATTTGACGTTGCCGGTGGACTCTCAGGTGCGCAAAGACATTCCTATCTACAGCGGTTTTCTGAAGTACTTCCCGGCAGCCATTGCTGGCGCGGCACGTCACTCGAAGCGCGGTAACGATAAGCACAATCCAGGACAGGAGCTGCATCACGCGCGCGGCAAGTCCATGGATCATGCTGATTGTATACAGCGTCATCTGGTGGATATGGCCGATCTAGAAGCCATCATAGAGCGTGGTGGTTTTGATGATAAGCGAGATCAGGAAGTAGTCATGGTGCTTCTTGAAGAAGCCGATGCTCTTGTGTGGCGCTCTGCGGCTCTTTCACAGAAACTGTACGAGACGTATGCGGGGAAGCCTTTGGCGCCCGCCGCTCGCGAGCCCAAGTCTGATGCTAGGATCAGTAAGCTTCAAAATGGTGACCGGGTAAAAGTAATAGCTGGTGGTTCATACATTGGCCGACGTGGAAAGATCATAGGTTTGCAGCCATCCAGCAGTCAGGGTGTTCCGATATTTGTTGTCGAGTTCGATGCCGATTTTGAGCATAGTCGCGGGATCTTGGCCGCGCCATTCTATGCAAGTGAGTTGATCATATGCGAGTAGCAGCGAATGATGTCGAGCGTGTTCTTCAACAGGCCGAGGCCGAAGAGAAGCATGCGCGGGCTGATGTCGGTGTCAAGCGTTCATCCGATTTCGACAACCTTGTGGCCGCATTCAATCGGGCCCGAGAGCTGAGGGACAAGCCATTCCGCACCACTATCCTGCGCGGGCGAAAGAGTCGCCAGCCACAGGATGTGATCGTTACCAACGAGGAGCGCAGTGAAGCTGGCTTTCTCTATGTTCTGTGTCTGGTACCGTATACCAAGCAGCAGCTCGATGCCGCCGGCACATACAAGTACGTCACTGACGTAGTGTCGCCTGAAGGAAAGGTTATCAAGCAGTTGTGGCATGATAGCGGTCTGACACCTTCATATCACCAGCAATGGATTCGAGCTGATCGACTACGCGAAGCCGCGTAAGAAGGGAGTATGAGTCAAGAGATAATGACGACCGGGTTTGGTCTTCCGCCAACTAAGGCGGAGCTTGTTATTCCTCCTGAGATGCACTACAAGGCCAAGGACGAAAAGGCCACTCGCGGATCTATCCGCTGTTACCCAAGCCTGCATCTGATGAACCCCTTTGACGCGAAGCCGGAGGACATTCACATCGAGGATATTGCGCATCACCTTTCTATCATGAATAGGTACGCTGGCGCATCTCCTGAGCCGTTGAGCGTAGCCGAGCATAGTGTGCGCGTGTGTCGCCGGGTGAGTTTGTCTGGCATAGCAATACACCCCAACCATGTTGGTGTTTGTGCTGATATCAAGCTCGCAGCACTCCTGCATGATTCTGAGGAGGCCTATTTGCTGGATATGCCTTCGCCTATCAAGCGCAATCCTCACATGCATGAGTACAAGGTGGCCGCCAGCGCTCTGCGCGTTGTGATATTCAAGCGCTTCGACTTGGATCCAGGCCTAGTGGAAGTCATCAAGTGGGCCGACGAGGAAGAGTACTACCGCGAGCGCCGGGAGATGTGGCCTGTAAAGTCGATAGACTACGTGGCTCCATGGGGCTGGCGCGAAGCCGAGAGAAAGTTCCTTGCTCTGTTCGAGATCATTCAGGACCAAAGGGGAAAGCTGTGACAACTATTGCATTCCGCGACAACATTCTGGCGGCCGACCAGTGTCATACCGTCATGGAAAACGGAGAGGATCCGTCGTCGCGGTGCTATGCCAACAAGATTCGTCTTGTGAGCATCGGCGCGTATCACAGATTTGCAATTGCCACGAAGGGCGATTCCATTGATGGGGTTCTGGTTGAACGGGCGGTAAAATCTCACATTGAGAAAGCCTTGGAGGCCGGCATCGAGCCGCACCTAGATGAGTCATTCGATGACTGGGGCGTGGACATGACCAAGACAAAATGGAACGATCCGGATGCCGGTACTGATGGCATCATACTGTATAGAGATCTACGCCACGAAAGGACCATTACCGCTTGGCTTATAGATGCCGATCCGCGAGTCATACGTCGAATCAAGAAGGGTGACTTCGTCTCTGTCGGTTGCGATTCCCCGCTTGCATTGGCCGCTATGGAGGCCAAGGCCGGCGCCGCGTTCGCGGTGTGGGTTGCTGCCAAATATGGCGTTGCAACTGCGGGCCCCGTGAACACCGTTAACGCTGCTACAATGGTGCTGAGTACTTCAAAGGTCAGCCCATTGGATCAGTAATGCACATAGCCGTAAGCCATAACTCAACAGCAAAAACAATCGGCGCCATAGCTTTCGACTTCGAGAGCGTACTTGAGCCACATGAACATCTGCAGCGCAGCATGCTGGTATTCGCCGGCTGGTACAAGGATGCTCCGCTATTCGCGGACTGGGCTGGCCGCAACATAGGCAAGCGTCACTACGTTTGGACTCGCGAGCCGTTCGATGACATGAAGAAGATCAACAACGTCCTGGGCAACAATGGAGTGCTTGTTCAGAATTGGCCATGGAGAACCGGCGGTAGTCAGACCGCATCGGTGCATACCCTAGTATGGGCCGCTAGTCACGTGCTTGGATCTGAGTTCCACGTTCCCAGTATCGCCACAGCCGGCCTGGAGGCCGCTGCGCCGCTGCATGACGCAGCCCTTATGGCGACCATGACTCAGGCCGCCCTGCGCGCCCTGGTGCTCCACGAGCGGCGCTATGGCAAGGGAAAGATGACCTACCCCAAAGACGGGGTAAAGTAAGCCATTGATATAAGCTGGTCCTTACACACGTAGGGAGTCCAGCGATGCCCGTTATCGGGTCACTACCAAGAGACGTTAGTCTCACTGAAATTCAAGCCGCGCGCATGAGGCTTGATTTACGCGCCTTCGCCAAGGAAGCGTGGTCGCTGGTAGATCCGACTCCGCTGGTCTGGGGGTGGCACCTGGATGCCATATGCGACCATCTTACCTATATTTCGCTTGGTGATATAAGATTCTTTCTTTGTAACCTACCTCCGCGCTCATCAAAATCTCTTATAAGCGCTGTAATTTGGCCTGTTTTTGACTGGATCATGACGCCCACGCGCGCATGGCTGACGGCCAGTTACTCGCTACAGCTGTCAAAGCGAGACTGCCTTAAGTCCCGCCGACTACTTGAGTCCCGCTGGTTTCAGGAACGCTGGCCCATACCATTCACCTTCGACGAGAAGTTGAAGCAGCAGTACTCGAATGTGTACGGCGGCCGGCGCGTATCCATCTCTACCGAATCGACCGCAACCGGAGAAGGCGGCAACATCATCCTGCTGGATGACCCGCACAATGCCCAGGAGGCTGAATCTCCAGTGGTGCGCGAGCGCACTTGTAAGTGGTGGGACGCAACACTGGCATCACGTTTAAACAACCAGAATATAGACCGCTGGGCGGTGATGGGGCAGCTTACCAATCCCGAGGATCTTTTTCACCACATTCGCAATACCTTCGACATGTCAGATGTGGTGCAGCTCATATTGCCGAATGAGTTCGACCGCAAGCGTCGCTGCGTGACCCGCATACCTGCTAGTCGCGTAAAGATCTTCCGTGATCCGCGCACTAAGCAGGGTGAGCTGCTGATGCCCCAGCGCCTCAACGAAGAAGCCTCGAAGCGCTTGAAGCGCTCGATGAAGACGAAGTACAACCTGCAGTATCAGCAGAGCACTGATGGCGGCGACGGCAACTTGATATCCAAGGATCACTGGATTCCATGGGAAGGTGACCCGCCAGAGGTTGACCACATCATTACGGCATGGGATACCGCGTACGGGCAGAAGCAGAAGAACGACTATAGTGCCCGAACCGATTGGGGGATCTTCAAGCACTCCGCGATCAAGGAAGTTCCGGTCCTTGACCGAGAGGGCAATCAGCTGATGGACGATGAGGGCAATCCACGTACCCGCCGGCAGAAGATGCCGGAGCGCTGGTGCGTCATACTGCTTGGTGGGTGGAAGGGGCGTCCTAAGCCGCATGAGTTGCGCCGTAAGGCCAAGGAGCATTACTTCCGGGTCAGACCGGATTACACGTTGATCGAAAAGAAGGTCAGCGGTATAGACGTCATCAACAGCTTTAGGCTTCTCGGCATCCAGAGCGTTCGACCGATCAATATAGATCACGGCGGCCGGGTTCAGATGGACATGACCCAGCGCATGAACATGATCTCGGAGATGTTCGAGGACGGCTGTGTCTACTACCTGCCCCGTATAAGCACTCAGGAGGTCATACAGGAGGTTTGCGCTTGGCCCGAGGTTGCGCACGATGACTACTGCTCGACCGTCTCCATGGCCCTGCAGTGGGCTCGTAGGCGTGGTGAGATGAAGCTATGGGAAGACGAGGAAGAGGACGGCACGGTTCGTTTGTTCAAACAAAGGAAGTCGATCTACGGGTGATGCGCGCCGCCGCTTATCGACATAATGGTACGCTATCTGAGATCGCCAATAGAACAAGAGGTTGCACATGAAGACGTGGCATAAGGTAATACTGCACGACGGATTGGTGGCCGAGGTTGACGACAAGACACTCAACGTAATCAATGCGTTGCGCGGACTTGAGCGTGAGTTGGCGATTGGCGTCATCGGTTCTGTGTACGCCGGCCGGGTGCTCAGCGCTGGGTCGGATGCCCCCGGTGACATTGCGTCGCTGCTGGCCGTGTTCGAGCCCGATGGATTGAACAATCTGGCAAGTGACATGTTCAAGGAACATAAGCGTTGCCAGGGTCTTGCGAGTCTTTGGCAGGGTAATGCCCCCGGCGTGAGTCGGAGTTTCAGGAACCAGTAAAATGGCCATCAAAGGTCTGATGCAGAGCACGGTCGAAGAGATGCCGGATGACGACAGTCAGCTGTTGTCCAATGAAGGCTTCAGCATGTTCCGTGACGAGGGTGGCGTTGAGGTTCAGCTGGAAGACGGCGAGCAGCCCATTGATGAGCAGGAAGATGACCCCCAGTTCGACGAAGACTTGACCTACAACCTCAGCGACAGCGAGCGCGAGGGCCTGGGTTCATTCATGCGCGAGCTGGTAGAGATCGATTTGCAGTCTCGCGAGCAGTGGGAGCAGCGACTAATTGACGGCCTTGAGATCGTAGGTCTAAAGGACGTTCCAGAAGATCGCACTGCATTCATGGGTGCTGCTCAGGTAACGCACCCGGCGGTGGCGGAAGCCATTGTGCAGTTTCAGGCCCGCGCCATGGAAGAACTTCTTCCTCCAGCCGGCCCGGTCAAGGTTGGCGTACTGGGAAGTAATGCCACCGACGAGGATGACAAGCGCGCGTCTCGTGTCGAAGACTACATGAACTATCAGTTGACCGACGAGGACGACGAGTACTACTCGGACACCGACTCGATGCTGTTCTACCTGCCATACGCCGGTAGTGCTTTCAAGAAGGTGGCAATCGATCCGATCATCGGGCGTACCCGTAGCCGCTACATTACTGCCGACGATTTCATTGTTCCGTACTTCGCAAAGAGCCTGACCACCGCCCCGCGATATACGCATCGTTACACGATGCCGCTGAACGCATTCAAGCGCGCCGTGGACAATGGCTGGTTCACTGACTACGAGTTCCAGCACACCAACGTGACCCAGATGTCCGGAGACCGCCGGCAGCTGCAGGATACATCGGACTACCGTCAAGAGAGCTATCACCCTGACGACACGGTGCTGACTCTGTGCGAGACCCATATCGAGATGAACTTCGAGTGGGAGACCATCGGAACCGACCGCAAGTTCAAGAAGCCATACGTCATCACCTGGGAGTGGGAGACTGGCGTGGTGGTCGGTATTCGTCGGCTGTGGGCCGAGGACGATGAGAAGTGCCGCAAGCAGGTTTGGTTCATTCACTACAAGTACTTGCCGGGCTTCGGGTTCTACGGGCTTGGTCTTTTGCATATGATTGGGGGCCTGGGTAAGGCCGCCAGCGGCGCCCTGCGCGCGGTGCTAGACGGATCCACGACCGCATCACTCCAGGGCGGCTTCAAATCCAAGGATGCCAAGATCGCGGGTGACATGGTGTTCTCGCCGGGCACATGGATAGACGTGGACATGACGGCGGAGGAGATGCAGAAGTCGTTTTACACCCCGCCATTCAAGGAACCGTCCGAGGCTCTGTTCAAGACTCTGGATCTGCTTATCAACGGTATCCAGCGGTTTGCCAGCACGACAGAGGCCATGGTAGGGGAAGCCTCCAATACCGGCCCTGTGGGCACTACAGTGGCTTTGATCGAACAGGGATCCAAGATCTTCAGCGGCATTCACAAGCGAATGCACAAGGCCGCGCGCACCGAGTTCAAGCTGATCGCCTACTGCAACTGGCGATACATGCACGAAGAGGAGTATCCGTATGGAGTTGGTAAGGCCCAGCGATCTGTATTCAGAGCTGATTTTGCTCCAGACATCGATATCAACCCAGTAAGCGATCCGAACATATATTCGAGCGTTCAGCGTATCGCATTGGCCCAGGCAGTCATGCAGGCCGTCAAAGACAACCCAAGTGACTTCCAGCCGGCGGCCCGCCGCAAGGCCCTACTGAACATGTTCAAAGCCATGAAGGTTCCGCAGGCCGAAGAGTACTTGCCGGATACCATGGATCAGCATCTGGATCCAGTGAGCGAGAATGAGATGATGTCCATCACCGGGCTCGCTAAGGCGTTCCCAGAGCAAGATCATCAGGCCCATATGGCGGTCCACTCCGCGTATATGCAGGAGATCATTGCGACCGGGGACCAAGAGACTATCCAGAAGATTGTCCCGATCCTCAAGGCGCATATCACGGCGCATTTCGCTCTCATGTATAGGCAGAGGGTGGAGCAGGAGTTGATGGCTAAGGGTGGCATGCCCCTTCCGGCTTTTGATCCAAATAAACCAGAGGAAGCAGAGCAGCTTTCAATGGAGATTGAAAATATGGTTGCTCGCGCAGTAGCTGCCTCTATATCTCCTCCAGCTCAACCACAACCCCAGCAAGATCCTAAAGAAGCCCAAAAGCAGGCGGCCTTTCAAGCTGAGCAACAGAGAAAGCAGATTGCCTTTCAGGCCGATCAACAAAGAAAGTCTCAAGCTCAGAAGTTAATGTTGCAGCGCAAGGGATTGATTCCATCTGAGCCTAAAGGTGCCTTCTCTCAAGCAGCATAAGATGTATACTATGATGTATGAGGGTATGCAAAGAATCTGGATGTGGAAAAAAGCATTACGCCAGAGATCTCTGTCGCGATCACTACCATAAACTTCCCGAGCATGTTGAGTATCGCAAGCGTTGGCGTAAATCTGAAGTAGGTAAAGCTTCTATGAGGGCGGCCGACCGGCGCGCCCGTGGCATTCCAGATCCCACAAGACCATGTCCGGATAAGTGTGAAAATCAAGGTTGCGAGGTTAGCGCTAAGCTTGTTCCGGATCATAACCACGAAACCGGAAAATTTCGCGGATGGATATGCGGATCCTGCAATAGAGCGGCAGGATTACTTAAGTCTGATGCAACATTGAAAGTTATGCGCGGTCTGTTGCTGTATCATCAAAAGAATGATAGTGTTCACATACTAACGGTGAGCGAAGACTAGCGGGGGCATGCCCCGCACCGTGAGAGTGGTCAGGTATACTGGCCTTAAGCAAGAACGGCACCAAGGGCCTAGTTAACCCTGGAAAGTGCTCCGGAAGGCGTAACCGGGATTTATTTAGGAGGCGCTGTGTTCATTCCCTACAATTCTCCGGCCGGCAACTACATGCTGAAACTGGTGGCTCGCTTTCCGGGAAAGCCCCCGCAGATCATGGCTCGTAGGTTCAGCAGTATGACTGAGCTGAAGACGTCTGTGAACAACATCATCGACAAGGCGAGAAACGTCAAGGTCATAGATGCCGGCAGGATTACTGGGTACGAGGCCTGCGTTATCGATGCGCGAGAGCGGTTTAAACAGTGTGGTGAAATATCCCTGTTCAGGCGTCTCACTAGCTGGAAGCCATGACACGCAGATGCGTCCTGGACACAGAGACAACCGGGCTGCATGTAGGTAAACCTGACAGACTTGTCGAGATCGCCGTAGTCGAGATGCGCGATACTCAGGTTACCGGCAATGAGTATCAGACGTACATCAACCCTCGCGTCCGCGTCAATCCTGACGCATACAAGATCCATGGTTTGAGCGACGCCTTCCTATCGGATAAACCGGAGTTCGAGGACGTAGTGTCTGAGTTCCTGGACTTCATAGGTGAGGATGAGCTGATCATTCACCATGAAGAATTCGATATGGGGTTCGTCAACTACGAGCTATCTCAGCTACAGATGGCCCCGCTCTCTAACAAGGTTTTCTGCACCCTGAAGTATGCCCGGCGTGTGCGCCCAGGGCGCCGCAACACTCTCGATGCCTTGGTGAGTGAGTACAAGATCAAGACGCATCGGGTGGATGGTATTCATGGGGCGCTGGCCGACTGTCGCGACCTGGGGCGCGTGTATGCGGCGATGATCCAGGCGCAGGGATCGCAGCCTTTGGATTTTGACGTTCACGACCTTAAGCAAGATATGCCACAATTGGCTCCAGGTGAATTGAAGATTGCATACGCATCGTCGGCAGAGATAGCCGCGCACGCGGCAATGTGCAAGTCACTTGGCATCAAGGTTTGGCAAGGAGTATGAGAATGGATGGCAAAGACATCTCGAACGAAATTTGGCGTGAGTACGACTATGTCGATCTGAATGATCGGCGCCACATCTACCGCATCACCGCGCCGGCCACTCTGTATCTGGGTACCACGACACATCGTGTTGTTGACCGCTCTGGTGTGGCGCATGTCGTGCCGGGCGTGGGCCAACTTGGATGCGTACTGCGCTTCCAGCAGTTCTATGGTGGCGTGAGCTTCTGATGGCGGCCACTCCTGCCGAGGTAGAGGCGGCTCGTCAGTACCTAACCACGAATGGTCTGAAGCTGTCGCCGCACAAGTTCGCTAATAGCCATAAAGAGCTTGGCCACAAGAGTTTTGACGAGACGCTTGCTACCCTGCGCTCTCTGGCGCGCGGTGCCAGTGATCAGGAGCAGGAATTGAAAGAAAGAGTAGATCAAGCCGTAAGGACTGAGAAGTGACACAGATTGAATGGCTTAGAAAACAGAAGAAGCGCATCGAGGAAGTAGCCGATAAGCTCGCGCGTACAACCATGTCCTCAGCTCACTCACAGGAACAGTACCTTCAGAACGTCGGTGCCTATCGCGCGTACAAGATTCTCATACAGAATTTCCAGACCCTGATTGAGAAGACTCAGGGTGATCCAGGAGACTATGAACCGCTTGAGGTCTCCGACGAGGATGATGATTTCGAGCCGCCCGTACCACGCGGAAGGTCCGCGCCGGTATCGCGCCAGCGGCGACCGCGTGAATGGGGTGGATGATGCCTAACTATCCAGGTAGCAGTGAAGAATTTCTGAAGCGTAATGTCGGACGTACTCCGTCAGGCCATGCAGCCTCGCGTGAACCCGCGCCCCGCGTGTTTCGCATGCCGAAGGGTAAGATTGCTCTCGATTCAATCATCGTGGTGCCAAAGATTCCCGCGCGCAAGTCGAAGGGTGGTATTGAGTACCCCGGACGATCTCGCGCGGCAGAGTTGGCCAACACCACTGTTGGTCAGGTGATTGACATCGGGCCGCTCGCGTATACCACCGTGACTCGCGATGGCCTCGACTTTACCAAGGCCGCCCGCGCCGCCGTAGGCGACTGGATCATATACACCCGCAACGCCGGTCAGACCACCCTATTGCGAGAAGAGGGCGTGGAATTCAATAAGGACATGACGGACTGCCCGCGCTTTCTGATCCTGTCTGATGCCGATATCAAGTACATCTTCGAGTCCAAGGAAGAGGCTGATCTGGTGTGGAGCTGGGTAAGGTAAATGAGCAAACCAAAGAAGCTTGCACAGAGCATTATCGTTGATGGTACCAGCGTCAGCGCCGCGCTCGCAGAGATCGATCCAAAGGCCGGTCAGGCCAAGAAGGATGCTGAGGCTCTGTTGAACAATGGGGGCGCAACCGATCAGGCTGATCTTAAAATCCAGCTGGCCAAGAAGGCACTGGACGCGATCATGCAGGCCGGCAATGGACTGGTGGCTGCGGCGAACGATTGCGAGGCCAATACGCCCACACCAAAGACTCAGTACGTCCTGGTGATGGTCCAGGGATACATCAACGATGCGCTGGCCGCATTGATAGAGCGCGAGAATTCCGGCATACTTGGCCTATAAAATTTTGAACCGTGCTGAGTGACTGCATATATCTCCCCTTGCCGATCCCTGTAAGGAAACCGTCACTAAGGGATCAATCTAAGGTATATAAGCATTCTGCATATAGAAAAAAGAATCTTGATAAGTGGCGCGCTTATGCTTCCAAATACAGGAAGAAGCATCCAGAGGCTAGAGCCGCTAGTCGTAGAAAGTGGAAACGTGCTAATAAGGCAAGATGCAGAAAGCAAACCCCTCCATGGGCTGATCGCAAGGCTATATCTGAGTTGTATAGGATAAGAGCTATACTCGGTCCAGCGTGGAGCGTAGATCATGAGATACCGCTTCGCGGAAAAATGGTTAGTGGATTGCATGTTGAAACCAATCTTAGGATTATTAGACATGCTGAAAATCTAAGTAAATATAATTCTTACCCCCTATCTACCACTCCTAGTAACCAAAGTTGCTAGAGTGCGATCTTCACGGTCTGGTAGCCGCCAGATCGGGGTTCACGCTCTGGGAGCGGTGTATGGCAAAGCGAAAACAAGAAGCGCAGTATGAAGTGGTCGATGACGATTCGGCCGATCTTGATAGCGACATGGAAGACGGGGACGGTCTCGAAGCAGACGTAGACCCGGAACGCGCACAAGCTCATTCGAGCAAAAAGTCGGACAAGGAACTGTTCGACGATCTCCCAAATGGAATCAAATTCAAAGATGAGCCAGCCGACGAGTCCGATGATGAGGACGACGAGGATGAGGACGAAGACTTTGAGCGTGACGATGAGGATGAAGACGAGGACGAAGACGAGGAAGATGAGCCCGTCCAGCGTCGCGGCGAGTCCAAGGATAAGTTTCAGCGCCGCCTGATGCGCGAGCGCCGCCTGCGCAATGAGGCTGAAGAAGACGCCCGAGCCAGCAATGAGAACTACCGCCGCCTCGAAGGCGAGCTGTCAGAGATCAAGTCCCTGCTGGTACAGAACAATACTTCAGCCGAGCTGCAGGTAAAGATCGATGGTCTGAAGCAGAAAGAGGCCCAGCTACGCAAGGAGCTGAAGGAAGCCATCGAGGCCGGCGAGACCGACAAGCAGTTCGATATCAACGAGAAGCTCTCGGATGTCAAGGCCGATATCCGTAACACTGAAGCTTCCAAGGAAGCTGCTCTCAAGAACACGGAAGCTCTACAGAAGGCCGAGAAGGCTAAGCGAGAGGCGTTACCAGAGAATCGACATCTGCAGCGCTGGATGCGTCAGCATGGCACGCTGTATCGAAAGGATCCTGTTTTCAAGGCAGCCGCAGAAGCCGCCGACAAGGAGCTTGCTCGCACTGGTTCCGTTCCAAACTCAGAGGAACATTTCGAGAAGCTGAACCGCATTCTTGCGCGGCGCTTCCCCGAGGAGTTTCCCAACGTCAAGATCAAGAAGAAAGAGCTGAATAGGCGCCGGCCGCCAGTGGGCGGTGGTGACGAGGATTCTGCGCCGACATCCAAGACGCGCCGGAAGTATACTGGTGACATCGAGGTCAAAGGAAAGACGGCTCGCTTGAGCGCGCGGCATCTGAAGATCATGAAGGATTTCGGGATGGACCCGGATGATCCGAAGGACGTGCAGAACTTCATTCGTGACAATCTGCCACGCAAGCGATAGGACTTAGACCATGTCAAGACGAAAAATCAACAACAAGCTGCTGCAGGCCGACGAGGTTCTGGATGAGGAGCCGCTGTTTGCCGAGCGCGAGTCCGAGAAGGAGCGCGTTGCGAATGAGGCGTTTGACGACAACGATGAGGAAGTCGAAGAGACCCTTATCGCTGGCGACGAAGACGAGATGTACGAGTCCATCAAGCAGGAGCGTGATGAACGTTCCGCCGCCGAGCGCCGCCGCGTAGCCGCTGGAGAGAAATCCAGTAAGGGTAAGACCACCAAGGTCGCTGACAAGGTCCACGACAAAGACGATGAGTGGCAACCTGCCAATACCCTGCAAGCTCCGCCGCGCCGTCAGGGCATGGTGCAGCGCTGGATCCGGTTCGCTCTGGGCAATGACAACGATCCACGCAACTGGACCCGCGCGATCCGCGAGGGCTGGAAGCCGCGTCCGGTGGAATCTGTTCCCGAGGGGTTCGATACCCCAACAATCAAGCACGGCTCTACCGGCACAGTTATCGCCGTTGGCGATTTGATCTTGTGCGAGATGCCGGTCAACCGCTTCAAGTCTCGCCGGAAGTACTTCCGTGAGAAGCTGGCGCGTCAGCTACAGGCTATCGAGCGCAAGCCGCTCGCCGCAGCCGAGCGTATGGGCGGCCCAGGCATCAGGGTAACAAACAAGAAGACCTCGTCATATGGGCGTGGTCGGCGCAGTCAAGCGACTGAGGAGTAAGGCATGAGACGGATTACCGCAGCTTTCATTGGGGCCCTGCTGTTCGCGGCAGGCATTGTTTCTGTCTCGGTAGCAGAGGGATGGCACCGCGCGCATGTAACGGGCTATCTGTCTGAGGTTACCGTCTCCGATCCGGCCGGCAAGGTTCGTGTCGGTCATACGATAGCGGTAGATCCTACTGTGGCTGAGTGCAAGCAGGCCATCGCTGAATTTATTACTGATCCAGAGCATATTGATGCTACAGAGAATTTTCTGGAGCGCGGCGGCACGATTCGCGGTTACTGCTTCCCGGTTGAGAATCCAGTCGTTACCCTGACTCCAGGCAGTCTGAAGCATGTCCCTGACCAGGATCCGCCGGCCGAAGAAAACGTCCCAGGCGAGCACCGCACCTAATCCGTAGCGCTATACTGTAGCCACCAATTGAGGATACAAACATGACCGATCCAGTAATCCAGACCGCAGAGATCGCTGCCAGCTCCGCCGCGAGTGACGTTGTGACCGCAGTGAAGACCGAGGCCGAGAAGGTCGAGGCTCCCGTGGCCGCCGATGTCGCCAAGGTCGAGGCCGTGGCCGATACCGCCGCGACGGACGTTAAGGCCGCAGTGGCAGAGACCAAGTCGTTCGTCGAGAAGGCGAAAGAGGACTTGGAGAATGACGGGCACGTCGTGTCGCAGTTTATTCTGCATGTCGAGCAGCGTCTGAAAGCGCTCGAACAGGCCATCGAGAAGCGTCTCGGGATCAAGGCCAGTGCGTAACGGCGGTTCCACTGGGTGGGGCCAAGAGTACGGCGAGAAGATCGCAGACGATTACGAGGGTCTGTAAATGCCCAAACCACGTCAAGTAGGCCAGACAGGCCCCAAGCCGGAAGGCCCAAAGCAGAATCAGATGCCGATCAACCACGCGCGGAACCCAAAGGCTCCCGGCGTGCAGAATCGTGCCGGCGGGGCTCACCCCGCTGCCAGACGCGCCCTGGCGCCCAAGGCAAGCTCACACGCCCAACGCCGGGCCAGTGCCTCCAGCACGCCGGGCGCCGCTGTATCAGGCCCTGGAGCGGGCCCAGTGGGTGGTCTTAACCAAGACAGTCTACTGAATCAGTCGAACGCTATGGACCAGGATGCTGGTCCCGGACTGTCTTCCAACAGTGATTTCGGCGGGTACTAAATTGTTCCACTGGCGCGCCGAGTGCGAGAAAATACGTTTTGGCTTCAACTGGTATCACCCGAGTGATCCAGCGAGCTGGGGCTTTATCTTCAGTATCTGGCTATGGAAGCTTAGGGTTCGCTACTCTCGTAGGATCAACCGCTGGTTCATCAGTCACGCTTTTCGGTGGGCCTGAGCTTAGCCAATATGACTTCACTGACTGAGGCAGAGAGAAAGCTTGAGGACGCAGCCGTAGCGGTGATGCGGGCTACCGATCATCGTGGTTTGAGGGTTCGACTTGTAAACCCCCTTCATGTTGGGCAGGTTTTTGAGACTTTGTATCTGGTGTCTTGCCGCCTTGCGTTTGCGCCAATCGATGAGCAAAAGTCTCTTGCCACCAACGTGAAGTTGCTTGCCGAGCTTTTAATTGCTCATCTGGACTACGATCAAGTAGCGGATCATCAATCAGCAGCACTTTAATACCTTATCGGGTTAGAGAAGTCCCAAGCGGCTCTTAGCTGGTGGCACGAAAACTGGTCTGTATCTGGCGAAGTAGCTTTCCAGATCGAGCCGTCTTCCCGCTTGTAGATCCGGCTGAGCCATTTACGCTCTCCGTCATGCCTGAAGAATAGGCTGACAGCTCCCCCGAAAAGCGTAACGAAATTGGTCGCTATGTTCTCCATGAATTCGCTACCGAAATGCTCTGCGCGCTCCTGGATGGTGTATCCATCCGTGCCTTCGCGTACCAGTTGATAGGTGCTCATAAGTACCTCCCGGCCGAATATACCACGCCGGCATACGATTAACACCCCCCTCCCAGCCCGGTGCCGGCTGGTTCACATATCATTCGCTACATCGCTTCCTTTGGAAGCAAGAACAAGAACAGCTCACGGAGCACTCGCACATGGCGAATCCAAATGCACCTTTCGGTCTTCGAGCAGTCCGCCGATTCGATGGCGGGGTCGTGGGCCGCACCAACGGCAAGTACACCATTGCCAATGCCTATGCAAACGCCATCGGTTATGGCGACATCGTCAAGACCGTTGACACGTACCAGTCGCTCCAGGCCAACGGCGGTTCTCAGCCGGTTGCTGGTCCGAACATCAACATCGCAACGACCGGCGGGCATCCCATCGGTGTTTTCGAGGGCTGCAAGTACCAGGACACCCTGGGTAACTACATTTGGTCCAAGAACTGGGTAGCGTCCACCGCGACCCTGAACGGCGCTGGCGCCCAGGCCATCGTGTGCGATGACCCGAACACGGTTTTCCAGGTGCAGAGTGACGGTACTGTTGCCAACACCGACGTGGGCAAGTTCGCGACCTTCGTGAACAACGGCGTACCGAATGCGCTTGGTATCTCGACTCTTGCTCTGCATGAGGCGGGTGTCACCACGACCATCACCGATTTCAAGATCCTTGGCCTTGTCCAGCGTCCGGGTTACTCCGTCGCGGGCGCGTTCGGGATCGTCGAAGTGCTGCTGGCCCTGCATGAACTGGCAACCCCAGTGAGCAACGGCTAATCGGCCCTGAACTAGAAGAGAGTCAAGTATGGCTACCATGAATCGCAGTCTGTTCTACAAAGAGCTTCAGCTTGGTCTGAACGCCATCTTTGGCAAGAGCTATCGTCGACATCCCGAGCTGTGGCGCAAGTTCGTCCAGGTCGATACGTCGGTCAAGGCTTTTGAAGAGGAAGTGATGAGCGTCGGCTTCGGCTTGGCCCCGGTCAAGTACGAAGGCGAGGTTGTGTCCTACGACCAGGGCTCTGACACCTACATCGCGCGATACGAGAACCAGACCTACGCTCTGGCTTTCGCGATCACCGAAGAGGCTGAGGAAGACGGTCTGTACGGCTCACTCGGCGCGCGCTACTCGCGCTCGCTGGCGACGGCCATGCAGGAAACGAAGGAAGTCAACGGCCACGCGCTGCTCAACAACGGCTTCAGCTCCGGTGTTCTGGGCGGTGACGGTGTGTCGCTGTTCAACACGGCGCATCCGCTGTTCTCCGGCGGCACCCTGAGCAACACGCTGGCAACGCCGGCCGACCTTGCTGAGGCCTCGCTGGAAGACGCACTGAACCAGATCGGTCTGTGGACCGACGACCGTGGTCTGTTCATCAACGTGGGCATCAAGAAGCTGGTAGTCCCGACCGCCCTGCGGTTCGTGGCGCACCGCCTGCTTGAGAGTCCGTACCGCCCAGGCACGACCGACAACGACGCCAACGCCATCAAGGACATGGACATGTTCCCAGAGGGCGTGGTGGTCACCCCGTATCTCACCGATACGGCGCAGTGGACCATCATCACGGACGTCGAAGACGGCCTGAAGCACTTTGTCCGCGTGAAGATACAGCGCGGCATGGAAGGCGACTTTGAGACCGGGAACGTTCGGTACAAGGCTCGCGAGCGATACAGCTTCGGCTGGTCGGACTTCCGTGGTGCCTTCAGCTCGCCCGGCGGCTAAGGCCAATTGAAGCCAAGCAAGAGCCCGGCCTTGCGCCGGGCTTTTTGTTATGGTAGGCTGGTTTTGACTCGAAAAGGACACTTAGCGGAACGCAAGTAGTCCCTGTTAGACCCCCGCAGCACTGCGCATAAGCCGGATCGCCGAAAGGCAGCGGGTCACCTAGAGTCTAGATTTCTTGACACAGGAGAATGTCATGCGGAGACCAGTTGGATTGCTGAGTGGATTTTCGGTCGTACTGGCCGCAGCGCTCGTAGCGCTGATCGGTACGCAGGCCACCGGAGCGGAGTTGGCGCCATACCAGGGTAAACTGGTGTCTGTGAACCCACTCCACGAGGAATGGTACCGTTGCACGTACCAGATCTTCGATCCGGATACGCGCGAGTTGGTTGGGTTTCGCGAGAAGGCGGTACGCAAGGCGTGCCCGGCCACCGCGATATTCAATCGGTAGGATGTTGGACTGGCAGGTCTTTAAGAGGAAGGTGGGGTAGGACCGCGTGCCGTTTACCATGCGACCGAAGCCGGCGGGACGTACCGGTTCATCTGAACAGTGGGTGATGGTAAGCGGCCCCGAATACTCAGCTTCCCTCAAGCGCAAGCAAGGGAGTGCAGGTTCGAGCCCTGTCACACGTTACCGACTGAGTAAGCGCCATGAGGCAGGCGACCCGGCCTGGAACCGGGAATATCGTGCAGGTTCGAACCCTGCTACTCAGACCATTTGCCGCATGCGGCAAGCCGAAAGCGGCGTCTCGCCAAGCCCTGGGCGGGAGCCAAGCACCGTTAGGTGTGAAACGTCGCCGTAAACATAGCCGGCACCGGGGCCTTGATTCCACGCCGGCAATAGACTACGATGCGCGCATGAAGCAGTGGATAGTCACCAAGCTTGATACCGACGAGCTTCCCAGCATCAGGAAATTCGCGCCCCCATCCAGGCGTATACTTTTTGGCCCATGCGGACATCCTGGTTGTGGTATTCCGCAACGTGTCAAGGGGTACTGTATGAAGCACTACCTGCGCATTAAAAGACATGGATCTGCCGATGTTATTTTGAAGTCTGGTCCGAAGCTTGGTAGTCATCACAAGAAGAGACGAGTTAACTCATAATGCGCCAGGATCCAAGGACAAATGTTGCTGCTCGCGTTGGCCAGTATGTACTTACGAAGCAAGGTCATTGGGTAACGCGAAGTAAGCATGTGCGCGGTGGAAAGGATAAGGGTCGCGTGTCGGTCTGCATCGAGTGTCAGAAAGAGTACCCATACGTTCGTGGCCGCAAGCTGTGCAGCTCAGAGTGCTACAGTGCATGGAGGAAGAAATATGTGTTTAAACGCAAGAATCTTCTTTTCAGCGGCAATGATCTGTTCAGCAAGCCATTGCGGCGCGTAACCAGAGCTGCTACTCTTTCCCATCTTTCTCCCGAGCAGATCGAGATCCGCCGGGTAATGCGTGAGTTGAACTGGAGATCAACATGAATTCACTAGCCGATGCCGCAAAGTCTCGCGCCAAGGCTCTGGCCGATCAGCTCAAGGGCGCCAAGAAAAGCTTTCTGGAGCGCATACGTCGCGCCAAGGAGCGACGCGGTGCCGGCGATATCGATCACCCGCGAGACATCATCTGGCTGTGGATCAGTAAGGCTCCCAGGTTCGAGCGCGTTTCCATCACCGATCCGGTGACCGGGAAGGAGCGCATGGTGACCAAGGTCAGCTGGCCAAAGGGTGTTACCTACGACAAGGGACGCAATCAGATGAAGCGCCAGCGTCGTGAGTACGAGCAAAGCCTTAAGGGCCCGAGCAGCACCTACAAGGGAGTACATCCGTGAGCACACTATTGCCGAACTGCCGACAAGATGATCGGAGCCGGGAGAAAAGCAACCGGAAGTCCTCGGCGCGTCACTCGGGAAGGGCGCGCCGTGGCATTCGCATCACTTATGGAAGGAAATCACAATGAGCTTTCAGATCAAGAACCGCTTCACCGAAGCAGTGTTATTCGAGTGCGAACTGCCTGCTGAGATCGCAGAAAAGTCGCCTGGCCGACAGCTCGGATACGCCGTCATGCAGGCTCTTAAAGCGCGCGCCAACCTCGCGGGCGCCGACCTCGCGGACGTCTACCTCGCGGGCGCCGACCTCGCGCGCGCCGACCTCGCGGGCGCCTACCTCGCGCGCGCCGACCTCGCGGGCGCCGACCTCGCGCGCGCCAACCTCGCGCGCGCCTACCTCGCGCGCGCCAACCTCGCGCGCGCCTACCTCGCGGGCGCCGACCTCGCGGGCGCCGACCTCGCGGGCGCCTACCTCGCGGGCGCCGACCTCGCGGACGTCTACCTCGCGGGCGCCAACCTCGCGCGCGCCTACCTCGCGGGCGCCGACCTCGCGGGCGCCTACCTCGCGGGCGCCGACCTCGCGGGCGCCAACCTCGCGGGCGCCTACCTCGCGGGCGCCTACCTCGCGGGCGCCAAGAACATACCTGAAACTAACGGATCGGAATCCATTCAGTCGGCGCAACCGTATGTTCGACCAACAGCGCAGAACCGCCAGGAGCGCATGCTGGCCTTTCGCGAGCGGCATCCTGAAGCGCCAGTTATCGAAGGGCTAGATGCGAAGATCCTGGAAGTCGTGACTGCCGGTAAAGGAAAGCTTGATATGTCGCAATGGCATACCTGCGAGACGACCCACTGCCGCGCCGGCTGGGCCATCACATTGGCCGGCGATGCTGGCAAGAAGCTTGAGAAAGAACACGGGCCATATCGCGCCGGTGCCATGATCTACCGCGCAAGCACCGGCCGAGTTCCGCACTTCTATGCGAGCAATGAGAGGGCGCTGGAAGACATGCGCGAACAGGCCGCGTTGGCTGCGTCTTAGTTCGACGGGAACGATGGTGATACGAGCGGAGGTAGATGACTATGGCCGACGAACCTGTAACCGTATTTCAGTGTCCGTCAGAAGCTGCTAAGGGAACGTGCGAGAGTCCCTTCGGGCTGCCTGGCGGAGGCCGCAGCCTATGAACGCGGTCGCCTCAGATGTCCGCCGATCACTGCGCACCGACGTACGCAACCCGCTGCTGGGATTGCCCTCAATGCAGCGCGCTATGCGCATGGGAAAGCTTGAGCGCCTGATCCTGCGCGACCTGTGCCGCGAGATAGCCGCCGACGCACGGGACCGCGCTGAGACCTGCTGGAAGCGCCACAAGGCACCGATGGCAGCCTATTGGAAGGCGGTCGCGGTGTACGCCGGGCACACGGCTAGGGCGCTATCGTCTTCTCTCAAACGTAACAAGGCGCAAGATGATTGCATCGCTCTGAAGCGCAAGCTTGTGGTATCGGTATGATCACCAGGAGACTGCGGTAATGCCAGTTCGTCAAATAATCGAGCGAGATAACGGCGTTCATGTCAAGATCTGGACCAATGACGTCGAGCCAGACGCTATTGAGCAGTTGAAGCAGACCGCCGCGCTTCCTTTCGTCCATCACCACATTGCAGCCATGGCTGACTGTCACTGGGGCATGGGGTCCACTGTTGGATCAGTGATCGCTACCGAGAGGGCAATCATACCGGCTGCCGTGGGTGTGGACATTGGCTGCGGCATGATCGCTCAGAAGCTCACCCTGCGCGCCGAACACCTACCAGACAACCTTCATGCCTTGCGTAGTGACATCGAGTCCCGTATTCCCCATGGGCGTACAGATGACGGTGGCGCGAATGATCGTGGCGCCTGGGGAGAGCTACCGGAAGAAGTTTCTGATGCGTGGTACCGACTTAGCTACGACGATCCGCGCTGGCTGCGATTGTCTGGTCGCCACGAAAGTATTTTTGCCCGGCGTACCAATACAGGGCGGCATCTCGGAACACTCGGCACTGGTAATCACTTCATCGAGCTTTGTCTTGACAGGGAAGGCTGGTGCTGGCTAATGCTACACTCGGGTTCGCGCGGCGTCGGTAACCGCATTGGTTCGTATTTCATCTCGCTGGCGAAGAAACAGATGGAGAAGTACTTCATCCACCTTCCGAACCAGGATCTGGCGTATCTGGTGGACGATACGGATGAGTACCGAGACTATCTGGAGGCCGTCAGCTGGGCGCAGGACTTCGCCAAAGCAAATCGCGAGATCATGATGGCGCGCGCCATGGAGTCCGTGTCAGTAGTTTTGGGTCGAGAATTCACGATCAGTGCCGCAGCAGTCAATTGTCACCACAACTACGTGGCGCGCGAGAAGCACTTCGGCAAGACCGTGAATGTGACGCGGAAGGGAGCCGTGAGGGCAGGCATAGGGGATTTGGGCATTATCCCTGGGAGCATGGGGGCCAGAAGCTTCATCGTACGTGGCCTCGGCAATCCCGAGTCCTTCTGTTCTTGCTCTCACGGCGCCGGACGCAAGATGGGCCGCAACGCGGCGAAGAAGCTGTTCACGGTGGCAGACCTTGAGGCTCAGACTGCGGGCGTCGAGTGCCGTAAGGATGCTGATGTGATCGATGAGATACCGGCGGCTTACAAGGACATTCAGACCGTCATGGACAACCAGAGCGATCTGGTTGAAATTGTGGCGGAACTCAAACAGGTTGTGTGTATCAAAGGATGAAGAACGGAGACTGGCGGATAAATAGATCACCATCCCTGCTTCCAGCGGCGCGCAAGGCTCTACATTATCGCTTGAGAGAGGCCATCTTTGCGGCTCTAGGAAATATTTGCTGTCGTTGTGGGTTTAGTGATGTAAGGGCACTACAGATAGATCACGTCCACGGTGGCGGAACACAAGAGTTTAAGAAGAAGAAAGGCACTTCTTACCTGTATCATGTGCTGAAAAATCTTGCTAATGGCAACTATCAGTTGCTATGCGCTAATTGTAACTGGATCAAGCGCTTTGAGAATAAGCGTGAGCGAGGCGGATATGTCAAGGGGTAATCCAGGCTTCGAGGGTGGCCATATCCTCGTTGACTTCGACGGCACGCTGGCCAAGTACGACAGCGGTGGCTACCGTACTGGACATTGCGGGGAACCAATCCCTGAAATGGTGGAGCGCGTTAAGAAATGGCTCAATGAGGGTCGAGATGTCCGCATATTCACCGCTCGACGGTATACCGGCGGAAGCCTACGCAAGCTCCAGGAGTCAGCCAAGGATGTGGCGGCGATAGAGGTATGGTGCGGCATGGTGTTCGGTCGTGTGCTACCCATAGTCAATCAGAAAAACATGAGCACGGACGCCATATTCGATGACATAGCATCAAGCGTGGAGCATAATGTGGGCTCCTGGAGTAATCTTAACTGGCGCTATGGGATACCCCTTTAGGCCCCCTATGAGGCCCCTGGCGGCCTGTATCGGGTACCATTTGGATTGCTTGAGCCGCCTAGACAGACAACTACAAGTGGCGGCTCCGTTTTAAGGCAGGAAAGCACATGGCAGCCAATCAGTTTTACCCGCAGAACATTCCGAATTCGAGCACGAGCGGCACCCGCGAGCATCTGACGCGCGGCTCGTACCTGTTTATCGGACCAGACAGCCCGGCCAATCGTCGGTACCCGCTGAACGATGCCCAGGGTCTCGACTCAAGCGGTCCTGATGTAGGCGCCCAGTGGCAGCCGTTCTGTCTCGCTTATATTGGCAATCTGCCGACCGGCGGCCCGGCCGCAGTTTCAACGACCTACGTTGTGAACGTGCAGGGCGCTGGTGTCACTCCCGGTAACCCGGTAACGCTGAACTCAGCGAACTCGGAAGTCATTACTGGCCTCAATGGTAACAATGCGGTAGTGGTCACAGACTTCCCGCGTGCCTTCACTTACGTGTCTTCAAGCGCGTCTGATACCGGCACAATCCTTCTGTCGGGCTACGACATGTACAAGAGTCCGCAGACCGAACAGATCACCCTGAACGGCACTACGCCTGTTGCCGGTAAGAAAGCTTTCGTCTACGTGGCTTCGGTGACTCCGGTTAGCGCGACTCTCGTCGGCAACCTGTCTATCGGTACCTCGCAGGTATTCGGCCTACCAATGGCTGCGGATCCAGGTTCATTCGATGCATCGTTCAAGGTCATCGCGGGCGCGCAGACGGCGGACGCCGGCACTCTAGTGTTTGCTGATCGCACGAGCCCGGCTACTTCAGTCACTGGTGATGTACGCGGTACGTACTCTCCGGCGGCTGCTCCGAACGGCTCCACGATCTATGTGGTGAACTACGCCCCGTCACTGGGTGCGCACTTCAAGACGAACTCAACGTACGGCGTACAGCCGGCCTAAAGGAATAGGCCGCCATGCGGACCAAGACGTATCAGCTGACAGGGCAGAACGCAGCGGCAGCGAGTGTCGCGGCGGCGCAGCTCCCTACCGCCGGTACGCCTTTGACGTTGGCCGCCAGTCCGGTTGTGTTCGGCAGTCAGAAGACCCTAACAGGATTCCTGTCTGGAGTGGCACAAGGAACTCCATCCGAGCTTACGATCACGACCTTGTCTGGCTCGCCTGCCGGTCAGGTGTTCACGGTAATTGGACGCGACCGCTGGGGTATCAATCTCATCACTGAGACGATCACGAATTCTGCCGGCGGTGCGGCGACTCTGCAGTCCAAGTGTGTTTACAGTACCATCGTCTCGATCACGCCAAGCATCACTGATGGCACTAACAACGTGTCAGCGGGTGTACCACAGCGTGTGACCACCCCGTGGGTACCGTTCAATAACACTCGCGGCTTCGACCAGACCAATATCGGATACGTTTCAGTGGACAATGCGACCGGTAGCCCGGCGTACACACTGGAGCTTTCCAGTGTCGATGCGAATGCCCAGGGTGTAGGTCAGTACCCGACTCTTGTGGGCTCAGGCTTGGGCTCAGGTAGCGCGAACCAGCCGACCTACTACGGCGATAACTTCCCGATTGACGGCAGCTCGAACCCGACTTTCACGACTCAGCCGGCACAGATTCCCCAGGGCGCCCAGTGGGCCCGGCTGGTGAACACCAGCGGCGCCGGCACCAGCTCCATCGCACGCTTCGTGCGCCCAGGCTACTAATGCTGAAGCCTGACAGCATAGTCAGGATAGTGAACGTCAACAACCCTAAGTTCGAGGGTCAGTACGCCATGGTACTGAAGGTCAAGCGTCTGGCAGAGGCACCCGGTCTAATCTACGAAGCTCAGACAGCGGACCAAGGCGTCGTGACACTGCGGTATGATCAAGCAATGCCTGTGCCACGGCCAGAATCTTTGCTCCCCCAGCCATGGAGTGGCGTTTCACCTTTTGTTTTGCAGCTCTCTCGCGACGTTGTGTGGCGGCCTTCTCCCGAGCCGCCATTAAAGCCGCAGTCTGCTTGAGCGCCTTCCAGCGTCTCGGGCTTAGCGCACGTATACCCTGCTCGTATCTTCTCCACGACCGCGAAGAGACGCCGGCTAGCTTGGCGGCCTGGGCCTGGGTGTAGCAGTAGAACTCGCGGAAATTACGCAGTAGCTGCGGGCTTGGGCTGGAATAGTCCAGGGGCATTGATCTTGCTCCATAGAGGGGTTCTGGTGTTGCGTAGGGCAGCCACGGCCGCGTCCTCGGCCCATGGCCATGGACCGAAACGTCGAGACGCCTGTAGGATCTGCCCGCCCCATATGCCGTATCCGCACGCTTTACGCGCGGCCTTCTCGGTACCAGCCATCACGTAGATCGCAGGGGTGCAGATGGTGCCGGGCTCTACGCCCCACCAGACGTAGACATCCACTGCAGTTAGGCGGCGCATGCTGCTCTCCGTGCCGCGTTCTTTGCGTGCATGTTATAGACCGACAGACGGCTATTCTCTACCGCCGGGATCCATTGACAGTTGTTGGGACCGTACCCCTCGGAAGTACGTTTACGATCCAGGCTGTTGTTGATTCGGCTGAAGCCGTTGGCCAGGGACCACGCGCGGAACTCTTCCCAGGACTTCCACTCTACTGGCAAGCCTTTCCATATGGCATTGCCGGATCCGTCCTTGATGACGCCGGCCACTATCCAGGCCTTGTATAACCGAATACGACGGCGTACGCCCCGAGCATCCTTCCACTCGGTGGTACGTACCCTAGCCATTGGGGCGCCTCTGGGCGCGCTCCAGGGCGCGTCTGGCAATGACTGCAGAGGCTACCGGCCGACCGTCCTTATTCTTGATGCCGGCAATGAACTGCAAAGCTTGTTTAAACGCATTATTAGTCTCGACCATGCGCACGACCGCCAAAGCAATGTCTGTTGCAGTGCGGGGGTCGGGACCATAGATGATTCCGAAAGGACGACCATCCATCTCAAGGGTGGTCTGCGATAGATCCTGGGTGTCTGCTGAATTAGGAGCGCCGGGACGCGCGGTAATTTCCATTCTGTTCTCCAACCCATCCCAGGACGCCCCCTACCGGGGCGTCCCAGGCTTGGCTTATTTGGCCTTTGACTGCATTGTGCCACTGTTAAAGGTGGCCACGTCGGTGCCGTCGTTGCCAGGGCTCACAGTGAACGTGGTATTGCCAGTGATAGTGTACGAGTTACCGTTGCTATCGGTGGCGGTGCCTTGATACGTTGCGCTGTACTGGCCGGGCCCAAGGGTGTTGTCGCCGACGTAATCAGAGATCGCCGCTTGCCACGCGTCGAGATCCGCTCCGCCCGGTACTCCACCGCCTACTGTTACTTCGTCACCGTCTAAGTCATCGGTGATGAAGGTGTTACCACTTACCGTGGTTTCAGATCCAATTGGACGATTGACATCAACCATTTTGAATATCCTTTCAGTTGTTTACTGATCACGCTCAAGACGCGGATCCGGAAGGATAGCGCCCTGATGCATTAGGATAACAGCCACCAAAGCAAACGGCAATGCCAGCCAGCTGATTAGCGTGTCCAGATGGCTGCGACCGCTATGGCTACAGATACGATGATCAATGTCAGCTTCAGGTTTGGGCTTGGGTTCCACATCAGGCCTCCTTGGTGTGTCTGATGTTGTGGGCTCGTAACAACTGATATTTTATACAGGATCAGAGAAACATGTAGCCCTCTATGTCATAGAAGGCATGGCTATGACCTCCGTCATCTGTATGGTGTACAACTCTTCCATGGCGCGCGTGGTGGCAACGTAACGCAGATTGTCCTCCTGCACTTTCTGCCAATCCATACGGGCCCACTTGATTGACTGCTCGCTGTCGAGCCAGAACACGCGGCGAGACTCCAGGCCTTTGGCCTTGTGGATCG